GCGATACAGCTAATTCAAAGCCACTTACAGACCTTAACAATGCAAGAAAGAAGTTGCAGAAGCAGGGCAAAATTGCTAGATATGCGCTTATGAACAGCAATACATTCCAGTATTTGCTTGATAATGCGCAGATAAGGAACTCAATCCTTGCACAAAACCTTACAGCAACTATTGATGTTGACGATGATACTGTTATTTCAATAGTGCAGAAGAGAACAAAGCTCACTATCGTACTTTACGATAAGATGTACATTGATGATGATGGCAAGGAGCAGTACTTCTACCCGGATAACAAGGTTACACTTCTTCCGGAGGGCAGTCTTGGCAGCACTTGGTTTGGCACTACACCAGAAGAAAGAACTGCAAGACAGGTAGCTGATGTAGATGTAACAGTATATGGTGTGGGTATCACAGTTGCTACAAAGACAGAGTACGGACCACCTATGAAGATGTCAACATTTGCTTCCGAGGTTGTTCTTCCATCATATGAGAATATGGATAGCACATTCGTATATGAGGTTCATAGCAAAGAGTCGGGGGCGCAACTATGAAATATCCATATATAGTGATTCATAATGGTAAATGGTATAACGCTGGCGAAGAGGTTCCGGAAAATAATAATTCCGGAGCTTCTTTTGATTATAGCAAGACAACCATTAATCGCATGTCTACATCTGATTTACAGGCTTTTGCCGCAGAACAAGGTATAGACAATGCAGAAGAACTTACAGGAGCAGAGCTAAAGAAACTGTTAATTGAAAAATTTGGATTATAAGGAGCTTGGCATGGAATACACCACATTAGAGCAAGTCAAAATAAGACTCGGACAATATCATATCGAAACTGTCACAAACGATGATGATACAACATCTGATGTGGTAGTGTTCGACGACAAAGAAGATAACCCACTCATTGAACAGCTCATTAGACAAGCCACGGAAGATGTAAAAGCAAAAAGGTGTTATCCGGACACTTTCACTGATGATGATATAACTGCCGATTTAAAGCAGTTTGAGAATGTCGTTATCAATCTCGCTGTCTACGACCATTCACAAGCTGGTGAGAACTATATGAGCGCATTGAGTGAGGGCGGAGTGAGCCGTACATGGAAAGACAGAGATAAGCTGTTTGTCGGAGTATTTCCTTTTGTCAAAGTGCTATAAGCAAAAGAAGGTTGTGCGTTACCATTTTACTAATGTCGGTAAAGTGGTAGCAGGCGGTACACATTAAGAGGTGGTGGGCGGTGTGCCAATTACTAAAGACGAAAGGCTGTAAGATGAATAATTTAATCTATCAGACATACATTATTGCCTTGCCAATTGTCCTGACAGCGCTTTTGGGTTATATTGTTTGGCTTTTACAAGAGCAGAAAAAACAAAAAGCAATAGACACAAAAGAAAGAAACGAACGTATTGAAGAGGAAAAGAAGCTACGACAAGCAAACGGAAAAGGTACAATGTTACTTTTACGAGTACAGCTTATCGAATACCATGACAAGTACATGAAGCTTGGCGAAATTCCCTCATATGCGTATCAGAATTTTTGCGAGATGTATGACGCATACCACGCACTCGGCGGTAATGGTATGGTAACGAAAATGAAAAATGAGATTGAGGAAATCCATTTAGGTAAAGGAGGAAAAAACTGATGGACTTTACGCAAGTACCTACAGTAGTTGCTATTATGGTAATTACTTATTTAATCGGATATGCTTCAAAGCAGATACCACAGGTGAAAGATAATATTATTCCTATTATCGTAGGTGTAGCCGGTGGAGTACTCGGTATTGTTGGAATGTTTGTAATTCCCGGTTATCCGGCAAACAACATTCTAGATGCAATAGCAGTTGGCATTGTGTCGGGCATGGCAAGTACCGGTGTTAATCAGATTTACAAGCAGATAAAGAAAAATGCTTGACATCAATAAGCAAGCCATGAAGTACGCACTCCAAGGCCAAACAGTCACAGTCTATGAAAAAGACGAGGACGGAAATCTAAAGTTTTACGAAACAGAGGACGGAGAGAAGATATATTACACCCATGAGGAAACAGGCTTTTCGGAGCCGGTTGATTTTCGGGCGAATATATCGTTTGACGGAGGAGAAGCGCAGAACAAAGAATATGGCTTTAATACGGCTGATTTTGACGCTGTTTTGCTGACAGACAGAGGAGAATACCCTTTTAAAAAAGGTGACATTATTTGGCTTGATAGCGAGCCTACAAAGGACGAAAACGGATTAGTTGATTCAACTTCCGCAGACTTTACGATAGTCGGAGTAAAACCCTCTCTCTATTCGGTTAAATACATGTTGAAAGCAGTCGTGAAAGAAGTGTAATTATGAAACTTGACATTTCTCTGACAGAAAAATCTATACAAGATGCGATAGACAAGCTTGAAAGATACAAAGACCGCTTACAGGACAAGTGCATAGCATTTGTTGGAGAGCTCGCTAGTAATGGCATTGCTGTAGCGCAAGCAAATACAGGCAATTTCGGACACTATATTACATTTAGTTACGAAATTAAAGATACAACAGACGGCTGTACGGCTATTGTGCTTGCTACCGAAACAGGGCAGATACAAAGCACATGGCAAACGGCAGACGGACTTAAGACAGTTGATGTATCGCCTTTGCTTATGGCTGAATACGGCTCAGGTTGGAAAGCTAAACCACATTTCAATGATGCAAGAGGCGGTCAGGGAACTTTCCCAGGGCAGACACACGCATTCGATAGTGAGGGCTGGTATTGGAGAGACGAAAGCGGAGAATTACACCATTCATACGGCATTACACCTACAATGCCGATGTATCACGCATTTGTAGAAATGGAAAATGAAATCATGAAAACGGCACGGAAAAATTTTAGTTGAGGTGATAAAGTGGCGAGTCAAAATCAATGGGTCTACGACCTTGAAAACCTCACATACGCAATTGTAAAAACCCGATGTGAGAAAAAATTGAAAACTAAATATCCCAAGCTAAAATTCACGCAAGAGGAACAGTCGGACAGTGCAACGGCTAGTTTCCCGACAGTGCTAGTTCAAGCACTCGAACCTATTGAACAGAATGAGGATTTAGAGGGCAGAAGAATAAATACAGTGTTATTTACGGCACAAGTAACTGTTACAACGAATAAAAGCCGTTCAGAAGCTTTGAATGTGGCACAGACAGTGGCTGATGAATACAAAGCTATGTCATTCGCATTGAAACCGGCTCCATTCGCTAGAAAAAACGGCAAATTATGGACAGCAACATTACGTGCTGGACGGTCATTCGACTGGAACGATAGATTATAAGAGCCTTTTAGCTCTTATTTTTTTATGAAAAATTAGGAGGTAATACAAATGGCAACAGGTTTAAAAAGTAGAATTGCTTACAAGACACCAACCGCATCCGCCACAAGTGGCGATTACTGGGCTGGAACTTACAAGCTCTTACTTAGAGCAAAATCAATTCCCTCACCATTCGGCTCACAGAACATGGTAGATACTTCAACTCTTGAGGATTTAGTAGAGACACAGGAAATGGGTAGACGTTCAGCCGGTTCCATGGAAGTTGAGGGAGCTTTTGAGAAAAAGTACAAAGACGAGATGGTAACTAACGAGGGTAAGAAGCTCGACTTTATTATCCTCTACGGCACAGACGGAAAAGGTTCAGAGGGTATCTGTGCTTTTATTGGACAGGAGTCATTCGCCCCAGGCGAGGCTTCCGATGACCACTTAACAGGAACTGCGACTGTATCAGTTCAGACAGTACCTAAGTGGATTGAGGATAACTACGATGTTGCGGTAACAGAGGATGACCAAGGTTATCCAACATCAATCACACTCACAAAAAAAGGGTGAGCCAATCGGAAAAAGCCGTAGCGGTTGGCTATGATGATAGCACGGCTGACAGCGAACTTGAAGAAACAATATAGCAAGGTAATTGAGGCAGTGTTAAAACTGCCTCTTTCCCTATATAAATTAGGGAGAAAGGGAAAGATAAAATGAAAATTAAATTAAGTGGAAAAGAGTATACAGTTAAATTCGGATATGCACCGGTAGTTAAGAATAAAATTATCCCAAGGCTCGTAGGAATGGAGCAACAGGGTGAGGGACTTGAAGTCATTGACAACATGCTTGAATTTTTACCGGAGTTTTTGCTCGTAGGTTTACAAAAATTCCACGCTGACGAATTTGGCTTTGATTTTGACAATAAAGAAGCAAAAGAGAAACAGCTTGTAAAGGTATACGATTTACTTGACGATTACCTTGACCCGGAGAATGAAGAGGGCGGAGATTTACAATCACTCTATAATGACTTGTCTGCGGAAATGGAGAAAAACAGTTTTTTATCCAAGATGTTGGCGAAAGAGGTACAGACAGCCAAGAAGAAACCAATCAAGAAGTAAAAGAGCTTACATGGGAAGTATATTGCAACGAAATCCGCCCATATTGGCTTTTGGTAACTAAAGGCTATGGATTTAGCGTTGAGGACATAGACATGTCTTGTCCGGCTGATTTAGAGCCTTATTCAAAGGCTTATATGCTTGCACAAAAAGAAACCGACTCCAACATGTGGGCTTGGTGGGGCACATACGGATTAAGCGCAACTCTTACAGCGATTGACAGAGCTTTGAATGGCAACAAAGCAAGAGCAAAATACATTGAAAAATCGTTAAATGAGCAATACTCAAAAGATAACGAGCCTAAATACAAGGAGTCTAATGAGGAAATTGCCGTTTATGAAATGAAGCAACGAATTAACGCATTAAGGCAGTCGGGACTACCTGAAAGTCCTGATTAATGAGGTGAAAATATGGCATATAAAGGAATTGACGTATCGTCATATCAAGGAAATATTGATTGGAGCAAGGTTAAGTGGGTCGGAGTGCAATTTGCAATCCTTAAAATAATCCGCAGAGACCTTAATCCGGATAAAACCTTTGAAGCGAATTGGAAAGGCTGTACTGATGTAGGAATGCCAATACAAGGTGTTTACAACTACTCATACGCTACAACAGTAGATAAGGCAAAGACAGACGCACAGAGAGTGATTGAGGTACTTAACGGAAGAAAAACTTTCGTTTGGTTAGATGTTGAAGATAAATGTCAGCAAGGACTCGGACAGACACTTATTGATATTATCAACACATATCAGAGCGTTATCAAAAGTACCGGGCTTAACTTCGGTGTATACACAGGACTTAGCTTTTACAATCAGTACATTGCACCATACGCAAATCAGATTAATTGTCCGTTTTGGATAGCACGCTATCCATCAACTAAGGGAATGTCTATCGGTGATGAACCTAATAGCGCAAAGAAACCTGTTATACAGCATCCTCTGTATGGCTGGCAGTATTCGAGCGCATTTACTTGTAGCGGTCTGAATAACAGCACTGACGCTAACTTATTCTATATTGAGCTTGACAAGGGCGACGGAATAGAGAATAATCCGGCACCAACAGCAACTCCGGTAAAGGATAACGCTTGGAAAGGCAATGAGGAATATTACCTCGACAATGATGATGTAAGAAAATGGCAACATGCCATGAACATCGGATTTGACACAGACGAGCTTAAGGAAGATGGCAAGTTTGGAACCAATTCACAGAGATTTGCTAAAAATCACAATCTGTGGAGCGGTCAGAGGCATAACTGCCCGACAGCCATTAAGTGGCTGAGAAAAACTCTACATGACAAGTATCATTTTTACAAACTTGATACCGATTACGGCAAGTGGACGGACTACCTCACTAAATGTGTCATGGTATTTCAAAAGAATAGAGGTCTTAAGCAAGACGGCTATGTTGGATTGATTACAACATACTATCTGCTCAAAGACTAAATACATGAGAGCTACTTTAGGGTAGCTCTTTTTTATTACAGGGAGGTGAGAAAATGGCAGAGAGCATTGAGCTTCAAATCAAGTCGGACGCGCAACAAACGATTAAAGCCATAGGCAATTTACAAAGTAAGTTGCAAGGGCTTGGAAGTACTCTCAATTCCCTCAATGGTGCAAGCATAAGCAATTTTGCGAGTGGAATGTCGCAACTTGCAACATCACTTAGAAGTGTGAGCAGTATCGACACTCGTACCTTTAGCAAGATTGCAACTAACATGGAAAAGCTTGGCAACCTTGATACTGCAAGACTTGTCAGCTCGGCAAGTGCCTTAAAGAGCATGGCAACAGAATTGTCGGGCTTTGCGAGTATCTCAAAGCAATCAGCAGAGATTACACAGCTAACAGCTTCAATTTCAAAGCTTGGCTCAAAATCAGCCGGCTATGCTGCAGATAACATAAAGAACCTTGGCAGTGCCTTGAAAGAGGTAATGACAACATTATCTAGCGCACCGAGAGTCAGCAATAACATAATTCAAATGACTAATGCACTTGCTAATCTGTCACAGCAAGGCTCAAAAGTCGGTTCGGCTAGTAGGTCACTTGTAACAGGATTTTCAAACACAACTAAGTCGATTAAGAGTACAAGAAGCGGATTTAGGGGCTTGGCTTCAACTATCGGTAAGTTTTATGCAACTTATTGGTTGGTTATGCGAGCTGTTGGAAAAATAGGCGATGCAGTTGATTTAGCGAGCCAATTAACAGAGGTTCAAAACGTAGTAGATACCACGTTTGGCGATATGGCAAGCAAAGTTGATGATTTTACAAAAACATCAATTCAAGACTTTGGAATGTCGGAGCTGACAGTTAAGCAAATATCAAGCCGTTTCCAAGCGTTAGGTACCTCTATAGGCATTTCATCAGAACAAGTGGCAAATGGTACGGCAGTGGCAAATAAAGCTCTTATGAGCCAAAATAACACGCTATACAAGACTACAGACAGTATGGCTGATATGTCGCTTAATCTTACAAGATTAGCTGGTGACATGGCTTCGTTCTATGATGTAGACCAAGCCGATGTTGCAAAGAGCTTACAATCTATTTTTTCGGGAACAATTGCACCGTTAAGGCGATACGGACTTGATTTAACACAAGCCACACTTTCAGAGTGGGCTATGAAAAACGGACTTGATGCAAATATCAATTCCATGACGCAAGCCGAAAAGGTACTCTTAAGGTACAACTATGTCGTGGCTAATACGCAAGCTGCACAAGGGGACTTCGCCAAGACAGCTAACACCTGGGCTAACAGTGTAAGAGTCCTTAAGCAAGAGTTCCAAGCATGGGGCAGTATCATAGGTAGCGTAATAATCAATGCTTTAAAGCCATTTGTTCAAGCCTTAAGTAAAGTAATGCTCAAGGTTATCAGCTTCACAAGAACTGTAGCTGACGCGCTCGGAGCAATCTTCGGATGGACTATCGAGATAAGCGGTGGCGGTGCTACTGTTGACGGCATGGAGGACATAGCTGGCGGAGTAGGTGATATTGGTGATAGCGCTGATAGTTCTAATAAGAAAGCCCAAAAACTGAAAAAGACACTGCTTAGTATAGATGAGATACACGCACTTGACGATAACAGCGATAGTGGCAGTGGCGGAGGCTCAGGCAGTGGCGGTTCAGGCGGTGGTGGAGCTGGCAGTGGTGTTAATAGCTCACTGAAAAAGACCGATGGATTGCTTGAAAAATACAAATCATCAATCAAAGACCTTTACTCGCTCGGAAAGTACATCGGTGACGCTCTTGCGAACGCTATGGAGAGCATTGATTGGAAAAAGATTTATCGGAAAGCCGACAATTTTGGAAAAGGACTTGCAGATTTCCTTAATGGCTTAATCAGCCCAAGACTTTTTTATGATTTGGGTGCAACAATAGCTGGTTCACTGAACACAGCTTTGCATTTTCTCAATTCATTCGGTACAACATTCGACTGGACTAATTTTGGCTTGTCGATTGCTAACGGCATTAATGGATTTTTTGAGAATTTTGATTTTGCGTTACTAGCAAAAACTATTAACGCATGGGTGCAAGGAATATACACCATGCTAACCACGGCAATTAAAAATGTGTCGTGGAAAGACATACTTAAAGGAATTACGGACTTTTTAAGCAATTTGGACATTAAAACTGTTGAGATAATAGTTGGCACATTGCTGATAAAAAAGATAATTTCGTTAAAATTGGGTTCAGTGGCGCTCGCTTTTATTGGAAAATCATTATCAAAAGCGATAGCACAGGCAATAGCTTCAAAAATTGGATTTGAGCTTGTAGAAGGAGCTGGCATTGGAACAGCGATAATGCAAGCATTTAAAACGATTTTTGCCTCATTGTCAACAAACCTCGGATTACTTATAGAAGGACTATTCAGTGGTTTAAGTTTGGGTGATGCAATAACGGCTGCATTCGGAACAGGGGCAGCAGACCTATTAGCAGCAATCGGTTCTGCTTTTTCAACAATAGCCGGAACAATTTTATCTATCGTAAATTTTGTCAAAATGTTAAAAGACGGGTTTAGTTGGATAAATGAAATTCTAATGGTAATAGGTGTTGCATTGGCTACAATCGGAGCAATATTGGCTGGTGTGGCAGCATTGCCAGCAGTAATTGTTGGAGCAATAGTGGCAGCAGTCGCAACGATTGTTGTTGTGGTAAAAGATAATTGGAACGCAATTTGTGAACTATTTTCAACAGTTGGCGAATGGTTCAATGGAAATGTCATTGAGCCTGTAGTTTCATTTTTTAAAGATATGTGGAAAACCATAAGTGGCTTTTTCGGTTCTTTATGGAAAGACATAGTAACTGTGTGGCAAGGAGCTTCGAAATGGTTTAGTTCCACAGTAATTGAGCCGATAGTTAGCTTTTTTAAAGGCTTTGCTACACGAGCACAACAGATTTTTCAAGGTATTTGGATAATAATTAAAGCAATTTGGATAGTAGCTTCAAGTTGGTTCAATAATAATGTAATTACTCCAATTTCAAATCTGTTTAACTTTTTAAAAACGCTTATACAGACAACGATACAGACAGCAAAAGATTTTGTCTTTTCAACGTGGCAAGGGGTGGCAAGTTGGTTTAATAGTACAGTAATACAACCGATTTCAAACTTTTTTAATATGTTGAAAGCTGGCATAACATCGGCACTTAGCGTAGCAAAGAACTTTGTTATATCTACTTGGCAAAGCGTGGCGGGTTGGTTTAATGGCAATGTTATTTCGCCTATCACAAACTGCTTTAATATTATGAAAAACGGAATTACAAACGCGTTTAATTATGTGTGGAGTTCAATAAGAGGCGGTGTCACAGGGGCTATGAACTACGTTATTTCAAAAATAGAGAATGGGGTTAATTTTGTTGTCAGTGGAATTAACTCTTTATTAAGAGGATTTAACAAAGTTGTTTCTATGGCTGCTAAGGTGGCTGGTGCAAATTGGAACGGAGTATCGTTAGTTCCAAAAGTGCATATTCCAAGGCTTGCTAGTGGCGGAATTTTCCCAAGGGGAGAGGACGGCATGGCTTTCATCAATCACAATGAGTTAGTCGGTAAATTCTCAAATGGTAGAAACGTGGTAGCAAATAACCAACAAATCACAGAAGGAATTAAACAAGCTGTCATGGAGGGCATGGCACAAGTAATGATGAACTCTAATGCCGGTGGAAATTCTGCACCTATCATTGAAAACGTGTTTAAGTGCGACAGTGAAACGCTCTATCGCATGACACAGGTAGGTAAAGTAAAGCACGGACAACGATATATTGTAGCAAATGAATTTGGCTAAGACACTCACCCTTGCATGGGTGTCTTTTTACGAGGTAACAATATGGCAATGATGTTAGTAGACGGAGTGGAATTACCTACGCCGTCAAGCTTTGAATGGGGCTTGATTGATGTGTCTGCAAGCGATAGTGGACGTACACAAGACGGCAAAATGCACAAGAATAGAATAGCGCAGAAACGGCAACTTAAATTGTCGTGGAATGGTACAGACAAGGCTAGGACAGCAAAGATACTTCAAATGGTGAACCCCGAATATATCAGAGTGACATATCCTGACGCTATGAGCGGAACTGATGAAACACGTACATTCTATGTGGGTGACAGAACCGCACCTATCAAGATATGGACTGTTGGCAATAAGAGGTATGAGGTATTAAGCTTTCCTCTCATAGAAGAATAAGGCGGTGATTAAATGCTAAACGTATCAGCTAAATGGCAAAGGGCAGTAATGCTCGATAATGACATAAACGTAAATTGTTTTGCTGACATAGTTACGGCAAGTGGCGAGAAAATCCCTATTAGTGATAGTGAGCTGTGGGCGAATGGCTTCGAAGTTAATGACTCAACATCAAGCAATGGTACTTTCACAATCGGGGCTTTGATTGCCGGAAAACTGAAAATTAAGCTGAATAATATTTATGAAGATTACAGCAAGTATGATTTTGATAAGGCAAGCGTAACAGCATATGTTTCAAAAAGCTTTTCTGATGGCACAAGTGAAAAACTAAAAATCGGTGAGTATAGAGTCAGCGAAACAAGTTATGATGGCTCACTCATAACGCTTACTTGCCTTGACAATATTAACAATTTCAATTGCGAGTACGATAGCAATTTAAGCTACCCTACGACAGCATATGAGGTAGTCAGAGACGCTTGTATTAAGTGTGATGTACCTTTTACTATGGCGAGATTTGACAACTCTGATTACGTGATTAACGAGATACCAAGTGATAATCAAAAACTTACATATGGACAGGTGATAGCTTACATCTTGCAGTTAAGTGGATTATGGGGCAAATGCGGTCACGATGGTGAATTACTTATCGGTTGGTATGATATGAGCCAGTTTGAAAGCCAAAATTACAATGGTGGAACTTTTAGCACGAAAACCACACCATACTCTGGCGGAGATAGTGTTGATGGTGGAACATTTAAGTATTCTGATGGAGATAGTGCTGATGGCGGAACATTTACAGAAGCGAGAAATTACCACAATATTTATACGCAAAAAGACTTGAATGTTGCGACCGATGATGTTGTTATCACCGGGGTAAAGGTAACTGTAACCTCAAAAGAGGATAAGGCAAAAGATGTTAATGCGCTTGCCGGAAAAGAAGGATATGTAGTCTCAATCTCTGATAATCCGTTTATTTCGGCAGAAAAGGCACAGACAGTTGCAAACTATATCTTCAAAAAAATCGGTGGCATGAGGTTCAGACCTCTTGATGCTACACTCTTGTCAAATCCACTGATTGAGAGTGGAGATGTGGCGCTTGTGACAGACCGCAAGCAGAATACCTATAGCTGTTTTATTTCCAACCGAACATTTACAGTTGGAAGCGGCACTAAAATTTCGTGTGACGCTGAAAATGCTTCAAGAAATAGTGCTGATAAATTTAGCAATGAGACAAAGGCTATCGTACAGGCTAGGAAAGTTGCACAGGCAAAACTAAGTGTATATGATAAGCAAATGCAATTGCTGACGCAGTTAATGTCTCAATCACTTGGACTTTTTAAGACCGAGCAGAAACAAGAGGGCGGCTCAATTATTTACATTATGCATAATAAAGCCGACCTTAATTCAAGCAATATACAGTGGAAAATGACGGCTAATGGCATGGCTGTATCAAGTGACTATGGTAAAACATGGAAAGCCGGAGTTGATAAAGACGGAAACGCTATTTTCAATATTATGTCGGCTGTTGGCATTAATTTTGACTGGGCGCATGGCGGTACACTCACTTTAGGTGGTGAGAATAACGTAAACGGCAAGCAGTATGTCAAAGACGCAAACGGAAAGACACTTGTAACGCTGGATAATAAAGGCATTGCACTTGATAGCAGTGTGAAAATTGCTTGGGATAATGTGGCTGACACTACTGCTAAAGTTACTCAAATAACCAAAGACACAGTGACTACAAGCTATGTAAATGCACTTAGTGTTAAGGCCGGTTCAGTTGATGCGGAGGACATCACAGGAACAACAATTACCGGTAAGAATATTGTTGGCGGAACAATTGATATTGGAAATGGAGTGTTTGCAGTTGACAACGATGGAAAAGTAACCGCTTCAAATCTTAATATGTCCGGTGGAAGTATTGCACTGAACGGAAATTTAAGTAATTCAACGATTGATTTAACAGCTACTGACAATTCGGGAAACAATTATGAGCTTTGGATGAATGGTGCGGTCTTGCGAATTGTTAAAAATGATGAGAATTTGATTACACTTTATGGAGCCACAGGCTCTATAGGTGCACAGACAATGTATGCTCAAGAGATAGACTCTGATAAATTCAGAGAAACCGATAGAGGAACTGCGATGTGTGGTGACGCAACAGGTCATACATACCATTGCGGTTGGAATGGCAGTGCCTTAAGTTTCCAAGTTGATACTACTTGGGTATGGAGTTCGTCAGATAAACACTTAAAAAAGAATATTAAAGCAATTAATCAAGATTATATTGATGCAGTAGGCTCGGTCGATTTATTTCAATACAATCTTAATAGACAAGGATATTCAGACAAACCGTTATATTTTGGAGCAATGGCACAGGATATAATCAAAAACCTTAAAGATAAAGGACATGTCGATGAAAATCTTGATATGATTTTCCAAAATAAAGCAACATCGGATGATGATACACTGTACTATGGCATGAACTATGAGCAATTCCTAATCTTAAGACTTGCCGGAGACGAGCAGAAGATTGATAAGATGCAAAAACACACAGATGAACTGGAAGATAAGTTTTCAAGATTGTGTCAGAAATTAGGCATTGACGAAAGCGAGGTATAGCTTATGGCAATTCAAATGAGACGAGGGGCATACGCAGAGTTTGACCCCTTAAAAATGAAAGCTGGAGAATGGGCGGTATCGACCGACTCCGACACGAAAAAACAGCAGATATGGATGTGTTTCGCACCCGGAATAGTTAAGCGGATGGGAACTGTTGAGGATTTTGACACTGAAATTCAAAGACTTATTCAGAGCTATCTTGACGGCATGGCTCAATCTGTATCACAAGCTCAAAAATCAGCAGAACTTGCCACAAGCAAAGCTCAAGAATCATCCACCTCTGCAAGTAATGCTAAAACTAGCGAGACCAACGCAAAGACCAGTGAAACCAACGCGTCAAACTCGGCCACAAAAGCAAGGAATAGTGAAACCAATGCTAAAGCGAGTGAAACAAAAGCTAAAGCAAGTGAGACCAGTGCGTCTACCTCTGCAAGTAATGCTAAAGCGAGTGAAACAAATTCTAAGACCAGTGAAACTAATGCTAAGAAATCAGAGACTAATGCATCTACAAGCGCAGCTAACGCAAAAAACAGTGAAACTAATGCCAAGGCTTCTGCTACTAGCGCGTCAACTTTTGCAAGTAACGCTAAGACAAGTGAAACAAAAGCCAAGGCTTCTGAAACCAATGCTAAGACAAGTGAGACTAACTCTGCAAAGAGCGAGTCGGAAGCGCAAAAGTACGCAGAACAAGTTAAAGAAATATCTGAGAGCTTCAGCGGAGCATTAAGACCTCTTGGAACAATCAACTTTGCCGACTTACCGAGCACAGCGGATGCTAATTCTGGTGATATGTACAATATAACCGACCATTTTACCACAACCACTGATTTTAAAGAAGGGGCTGGTAATATAATTCCTGCCGGAAGTAACGTATATTTAACTGTTGATAGATATTGGGATGTGCTTGCCGGCACACCGGTAACAGGAGTAAAAGGTGCAAAAGAAGCATATTATCGCAGAGGAAATGTAAACATAACTCCTGCCAATATCGGAGCGGTTGCAGAAGGTGGAAATATAAGCGATACAACAGTTACTTTTGCCGCTACAACAACTAGAGCAAACCTTGTTTCTGGTGAAAAAGTGTCGGTCGGCTTCGGAAAAATTAAGAAGTGGTTCGCTGATTTGAAAAGCTTTGCCTTTAAAGATTTGGCGAATAACCTCACGACTTCTACCGCTGGAAACGCATTAGACGCGAGTCAAGGCAAGATTTTGAATGACAAATACGATAAATTAAACCAGAGTTTAAGTTTTAAGGTAAATACCACTGATAGCCGACTGTCGGATGCCAGAACTCCGAAACCTCACACCCATGATGATAGATACTATACTGAGAGCGAGATTAATACTAAGCTTAATGCATTAGTAAAAAATCATATTGTTGTCTTGTATAAGACTGAATCAATAACAGTTACTGGAAATTCCGATAGAGAATACTCTTTTTCATTTTCTTTGCCAAGCGATGCAGGGATTATTACGCAGCTTCCTATAATTTATGCTGGCGGCAAGGGCATATCAATTGGAAGAAATATCTATAAAGATTTTACTGTACTTCTTTGGAATAATAATAGCAGTACACAAAATGTCGGGGTTATTTATTATATAGTGTACATCATATAAATAAATGTATTGGAACATAAAGCGTTGAGAGCCGCCTTCAAATGCGCCACATAGTGCCTATTGTTATGGGTATGATTAGCTTCAGACTTGGAATTCAAGCTCTTCTTTGTATTATCTAAACTTTGGTTTAGCAGACTATCACAAATAGGATTTTGCACATAAAAAGAGAGAGCATAAGCCCTCTCAATTATTTTACAGGAATAGGGTTACAAAACAATCCATGTTGTCAATATTCGACAAAATAAAACACTTTAAAGTGCTACAGTAATGATGTTCTCAAATAAGAGAACTCTTCAAGTTTTGGTAGGGCGGTGGATTTTTCTGCCGTCCTAATATTGACACTTAAGAACAAATGTTCTATAATTGATGTATCGGAGGTGGCATTGTATGGAATATAAGGATGAAATAATTAAAATGATTGAGGGCTTGGAAGATAAAGACCTGTTATTGTATTTGTACATATTTATTAAAGGAAAAATAGAGGCAGAGTAAAAACTCTGCCTTGTGGTTATATTTTCTTTTCCCAAACATTACCACACTTTGAACACACAAACTTTGTTTTGCCGTTTTTGCCTTTAATTCCGGTAGCAGCACCGACAACGGCACCAACAGGCCCGAAGAGACCGCCTACTGTGTTACCGACAAGTGCTTTACCAAATGAGAATTTTTTCTTGGTATCAACAGGTATGCCAACACCATCACAGCCAAATTTAGGACATTTAACAGTTTTACTCATAATAAAAATACCACCTTTCTTATTAATTTGATTTATTTTGAGTATTTTCATACATCATATCTATTAAATTCATAATATTTTCTTGCTCTTTATCCGACAATTTAGATAATTTCAACGCGTAGTCCTTGATTCTACTATCCATTTTCGACAGAGCCAAGTCTTTTGTTGCCTCCTCGACAACTGAATGGTGCTCTTTTCCAGTAACTAAATAATCAAGTGAACAATCAAGACATTCTGCAATTTTTACCAGCTTAAACAATTTTGGACAGCTTTTTCCTTTTTTCCAATCTGAAAAAGTACTTTTAGGGAAACCGCCATATTTAGCCACTTCTGCATCATTTAACCCTTTTGAGTCTCTTAATTTACAATATCTTTCGTACATAGAAAATCTCCTTTAAAAAAAGTTGTGATTTCTTAACATTTTAGGGTTGACAAATAAGACTTCCTAATGTAGAATAAAAAAAAGAAGTTAGGAAATCCAACTCAATAAAAAATAAAATTGAGAAAATAATATTATGTTTCTGGACAATTCATAGTATACACGATTTTCTAATTTTTATCAAGGCTTAGTTAGGATTTTTGAACTAAAAGCAAAAACTGTTAGCGTACTATCTCTAACAGCCGTTGCCTTATATGGCACTTTTTATAGCAACGGATTTCCTAACTATTGTCAAGAAAGGAGATGGGAAATTGAATAAGAAAAAACGACAGGCAAGCTTCAAAAAACTTGACACGCTCATAAAAGCTAGAAACGTTTCGTTTTACAAACTGTCGGAGGAACTCGGAATGGCACGAAGTACTTTTTCGGATTGGAAGTCAGGAAAATCAATGCCAAAAACAGACAAGCTAATTAAGATTGCTAATTATTTTGGCGTAGAAGTTTCTTATTTTATTGAGTAGAAAGGAGAAAACATGAACGATTTACAAATTTTCAACAATGAAAAATTTGGAGAAATTAGAACTATTACTAAAGACAATAAGACATATTTTGCCGGAAGTGATGTTGCAAAAGCGTTGGGATATGCAATACCTCATAAGGCGGTGCAGACTCATTGTAAGGGGGTTCTAAAATGGAACATCCCTACCAATAGTGGAAATCAAGATGTTTTATTCATAACAGAGGGTGATATTTACCGACTAATTATGAAATCAAAATTGCCTAGCGCAGAGGAGTTTGAGCGGTGGGTAATGGACGAGGTACTTCCGTCAATCAGAAAAACAGGCAGTTATGGTATGCCAAAGACAACAGGCGGTCAGATACAGCTTTTGGCACAGGGCTACACAGAATTAGAGCAGAAAGTAAACGACATCAAAGATGATGTGAGCGAGCTTAAGGAAAATGTACCACTCTATAGTTGCGATATTGACGAGATACAACAGCATGTTAAGCGCAGAGTTGTAAATATTCTTGGCGGCAAGCAGAGCGAAGCATACAGGGATAACAGTATCAGACATAAGACATTTTCTGATATATGGACACAGCTAAAGCGTGAGTATGGTTGCGTATCTACTTATAAGAGTATCAAGAGAAAGTATATAGACGATGTGCATGAGTCCATTGATTGCTATGTCACGCCTAAGTATCTTGATGAGCTTATTCAGGACGCAAACGCTCAACAGAGTTTTGCATAGCGAGGTGATTGTATGAGAAAAAGAACTTTAAAAGAGAAGTTTTACACCGGCTGTGGCTATTCGATTTTCGGAGCATTAGCGTTTGTATTTTTCCTTGGATTATCGGTGGCATACGGAATTAAGACAGCGAGTATCATCGTTGGAGCAATCGTAACAGTCTTTTGGCTGATACTGATTGCAATATGTCTCATAGAGGAGGGCGAACCGCATGAGAAAAAGAAAACTGATATTGATGTTATCAATTTCAACGATTGGAATTATGACCTTAAAGCCAATACCAACGAAAGCAGATAGCAAAATTGAGCCGACAGCGGGTGTTTCTTCCTATTTAAATAGCGTAATGCTAGGGAAGATTGAACCAACAGTAGTTCAGAATGAGCCGGTTGTAGTTGAGCAGACCTATGAAGAACCAACAGTTCCGACTTGCCGTAAGAAATACAGTTGCAGTCGATTTAAGAAGTTAGGGCGAGTCAGATACGGCGATTACACTTATACGTGGTACTCACAGAGAGTGTTACCTGGTGGTGGACTTAATATTCCGGGCAGACATCTGAATGAATATGGACTTGTTGTAGATGAAAACGAGTATGTAGTAATTGCAAGCGATGATTTACCACATGGAGTTGTGGTTGATACTCCTGTGGGCATACAAGGGATTGTATATGACGAGGGTAGCGGAAATGGAAATCTTGATATCTACTGCGATTGGTAGCCAATTGAAGCGTCAGAGTGCTAACGATTACCTACAAGAATTATATCGAGCTAAACGGCACAAGGACAAATCATTTGACTTTCAAGCGTTACTAGATAAAGAAATGGAGAAGCTAAATGAGCGACAATGTAAGAAGAATTAGGCTAGGCGATACGAGATACAGATTGAAGCCATTAACAAGAGAGCAGAAGCTATTGCTCAATAAGGCTCATTACGTGGCTAGTGAGTGGCTTTTTGTATCAGAGTCGGACTCATACTTAAGAGTAGTTAAAAAATCGAGCCTACACGGAAATTTGATTCTAAAAACCATAAACAAATAATAGAAAGAGAGGAAATGCAATGAAGATTACACACATTTTTGCGCAGAATTTTTGTAAATTCTATGGCAAAAACACATTAGACGCAGATTTTTCAATGAAAACTGTATTGTCCGGTCAGAATGAAGTCGGCAAATCAACAGTTAAGAGAATTATTCTTGATGCGCTGAATTGCCATGACGAGAATGACAGAGAGATTACAGGCATAAGACCACACGATGAAAACGGAGTTGAGATTGACGATGTTGACATTGTAAGAGCTGTTACCTTTGAGATTGACGGAAAAGCAAAGACCCTGAAAAAGATTACAAGGCAGAAAAGAAACAAAAAGGGTGAAATTACAGGCAGTGTTACTGATTACTCAATTAATGATGTGCCGTATAAAATGGCTGACTACAATCAGTACATCAATGACAACATGGCAGAGCTTGGAGTATTACCATTTTGCTTAAATGCCATGACATTGCTTAACAAGTCACAGGCAGAGCAGAGATTAGCGCTTGCAAGCTATTTTGGTACACGTACTGATGAAGAAATCTGCGATATGTTTCCACAGTTTGCCGAACTTAAGCCGATGTTTGATGATGGCGATGTAGACCAGCTCAAAAAAGTATGCCGTGGCAAGCTAAACGGCACAGGCGCTAGGAATGGCTCAAAAGGACTGATTAAGGAAAGAGACGAAATCTCAACAAGGATTGATACAATCCATTCCACCAATGAGTATACAGACCTTGCAGAGCTTGAATTACAGAAGAAAACATACGAGCCACAGCTTAAGGAAATTGAAGATAAGCTGTCCGACTACAATAAGATTTTAGAGGATAAGCAGAAAGCCACAGAGGACATTATGAGCCTTAAATTTGAGCTTTCTGACATGGAGAGAAAAGCCAATGCTGGCAATCAGAAAAAGCGCATGGAGCTACAGTTACAGCTTGATGGCTTCAATGCTTCAATCCGCAAAACAGAGTCAATGATAAGAGTTAAAAAAGCTAACATTGAAAACTCTGAAAGAGAGGTTAGATTTTGCGCAGAGAACCTAGAAAAGGTACGTGCTGATTGGAAAAAAGCAAAGGAACTTGCCTTTGATGAAAGCAGTGTTAATTGCCCGATGTGCGGTCAGAAGTTGCCGGAAGATAAGATAGAGAGCATGAGAACTGACTTTGACGAGCGAAAAGCAAAGAACCTTAAAGAGCTTGAAGATAGGGGCAATGCACTGTCAAACGATAGCAAGGAGCTTAAACAGGCTATTGAGGATAAGAAGAAAGAAATAGCCGACCTTGAAGTAGAACTTGCAGAGCTAACAATAAGACATGATGCTGTTACTAAAGAGCTTGGAGACTTACCTACTGATATTGACATGACAGGCAACAGCGAGTATCAGACACTTAAAGCTAAAATCGAGGAAAAAGAGAAAGCTCTTGCCGATGAAAATGATACATCAGAGCTTATCAGAAAGCTCAAAAACGAGCGAAACGAACTGTTAAGGCAAGTGTCATCGACTAATGCGAGGATTGAGCTTGGTGTGGCAAACAACAAGCGTATAGACGATAGCATAGCAGACCTTGAAGATAAGAGAAAAGACCTCAATCAAGAGATAGCTGATTGGGAGAGAAAACTTGATTTGCTGAAAGAGTTTACACGTAAGAAAAACGAACTCTTACAGGCCGATGTAAATAAGTACTTGGATTTTGCCACAGCAAAGCTGTTTAGACCACTCTTAAATGGTGATACTGAGGAGTGCTGCGACTTTGTTTACAATGGCGAAGCATATGCAAGAAATCTCAATCATGGTGCAAGAATGCTGACAGAAGTTGACATATGCCGAGCTTTTCAGAAAGTGGCAAACGTTAATTTCCCAATTATCATTGATGATACAGAGAGCGTTGACGATTGGAGAATACCACAGATTGACAACCAGCTAATCTTGTTAAAGCATACACAGGACAAAGAGCTTGTGATTGAGGCGGTGTGATATGAAATTATACTTTTACAATTTAGATACTTATGGTAGCAATCCTAAAGGCTTATACGTTGAGGAATGCGAAGCGGAAGAGAGATCAAAGACATACGCGGCAGTTGATAGAGTTTTTCCAAACTACCTTAGTGTGGTGAGGAAAGATGATGCCGGGCGAATAACTGATTTTGGTCGCATGTTTCTTACAGAACCTAACTTTGAGTATGCAAAAAAGGCGTTCCGAAACAGGGCGGAAAGAAGAATTGCAGACAGGCTGGAAGAAATTGAAAAACTCAAAGCTGAATTAAAAATAATAAATGAAAGCGAGGAATAGGAATGATTAAAGCAGAAGACGGAGAAGTTACATTTAGAGGCATAAAAAGCCATGTTATGGCAGAGGCGGTTACTGTTTTACGTGCGCTTAAAGAGGCAGTTTCAGAGGAAGAGTACAAAATAGTGATTAGACTTGCTGATAAAAGCGAGAAGCAGTTGAGTGGCGAAACCGAGAGAATGAGAGAAGTGATTAAAAAGTTACTTGGATTATAGGAGGTATAGAAATGAGTATTAAGAAAAGAAATTATTACATGGGCGGTAAAAAACATACTGTAGAGCTTAAGTATGACGGATATATGTACACAGTCATATCTGACGGAGTTTTATTCAAGCAGACACCTAATAAACTGTTTGCGGTTCAGGTTTTCAATGAGATTTAGGAGGATTAATTATGGCAGAGAATACAGCAGTTGCGGAAAAGAAAGCGTTTACCACCTCATTAAGTGAGTGGAGTAATACAATGACAGGACTTATCATCAATGATTATAAGGCTGTTGGAATGGATATGGACGATTACGCAAAAGAGTGCGCTATGGAAGCCATGACAAGCATTTTCAACCTTGTCAAGAGCGACCCTAAGATTAATATGGGAAACCTTGATACAAGCAATTTAAGAGGCATTGTTAAGCGTTGCGCAAGCCTTAAGTTAAATGCTAGTGCATATCCAAGAGAGTGTTACTTCCAGTTAAGAAGTGTAAAGGTGGGAGTTGACCCGCAGACAAACAAGGATGTGTGGCAGAAACAGGTTGAAATGGGTATTGAGGGCACAGGCTATGACTCTTTGCTCGCCAACTATGGAAAAGATGTTAAACAGGTATATCCGTATTGGGTGATACATGAGGGAGATGTATATATTCCACCTAAACATAAAGGGCTTACAGTTACAGAGCCGGAGTGGGAAGAAAAAGGATTGTCTGATAAAGCAGTAAGAGTTGTATATCCTGTTAAGTTGTTAGACGGAACTATTACTTATCTAACAGCAGACAGAAATAGCGTTAAGGTAAATCTTTTAGCTCATGTTAAGCAAAACTTGTTAAATGTTACGTTTGGTATTTGCAAGGATAAATGGGATGCCACACCAAAGCAGAAAGCAGAAATTAAGGCTAAGAAAGACGAGATACTTAATGCCTTAAGAGCGTGCAAGACAGTAGATGAAATGCTTGAATGCGAGATTGCAAGACCTTTTATAAGCGGTGCTTGGCTTGATACTCCGGAAAGCATGATACAGAGAAAAATGTGTAACAATGCAACAAGGAAATATCCTAAGAACTATGACCCAATGGCACGACAGGCACAGGTTGAAATGGACGAGGTATATCAAGTTGCACAGGCTGAAATTGCCGAAAATGCTAATACTGTTGAATTTATAGAAGATAAGGCAGATGTAGTTGGCACCACGACAACAGACACAGCCGACAAGCAGCCAGAGGAACTACCACCATTCATGCAGAGTGAGGAGGATTAAGTAATGCATCGACACGACTGGATTAAGTTTTGTAAGCATCATAAACGGGGCTATAAGTGCAAAATATGTGGGAGGTTTTGGAGACTATGAGAGTAATTTCACAGCATGGCAATGTTGATTTGCCTTATGAGCAGATAGTTGTGTACCACGCAATGGAGAGCGTTATAGCACTATACAATGGAGAGAAATGCGTGTTAGGTGAGTACTCTTCCAAAGAGAAAGCGTATAAGGCTATGGAAATGCTTAGAGAAGCATGGATAAATGAAGCCATAGGATTCACGCATGGAATTTACCATAGAAATATTATTTTTCAGTTCCCACAGGATGATGAAATCGAGGTGTGAGTATGGATGAAGAATGGAAGTGGATAAAAGGCTTTGAGGGACAATATCAGATTTCCAATTACGGAAGAGTAAAGAGTTTTAAAAAGACAGAGGGCGGATATATTCTATCAAATCAAAATGCAACAGGAGATTATCTTCGCATTGTTTTAAGAAATTCTGTAACTGGCAAAAAGAAGTCAATAGCAATACATCAATTGGTTTCAGAACATTTTATAGGAGACAGACTGCGAGGATATCAAGTACACCACAAAGACGGAAATAAGCAAAACAATATCGTTTCAAATTTGGAATATATTCATCCAAAGAGACACAGAAAAGAAACGGAAAAAACACATCCACAAGTGGTTACAGGAATTGTTAATTATAACAAATATGAGAAACCAAGAAAAATATGCCAATACACTAAGGATGGAGTATTACTCGTTACATATGTAAATGGAGAAGTTGCAAGTAGGATGACAGGAATATGTCAGAGGAATATTTTACAAGTAGCCAATAAAGAACCTTTTAATAATAAAGGTGGCATTAGAAAACAGGCGGGCAGATATATTTGGAAGCTTGCAGATGAAAGCGAGGTGATGTAATGCTCAAATTGAAATGTTGCGGAACTGGAAGTAAAGGAAATTCTTACGCTCTTATGTCAGAAAATGAAACACTTATTCTTGATGTGGGAATGGGGATTAAAGACATAAAAAAGATGTGTGATTGGAATGTAAAAAATATAGTAGGTTGCCTTATTTCACACGAGCATTATTGACGACCATTCAAGGTCATTAAACGATTTTAAGCCTATGGGAATACCGATACTTGCCCCATATTTAGGCAACAGCCGTAAATCAATGAATATGGGCGAATTTACAGTGAAACCCTTTGATTTAACAACAATAGACGGAAATTGGACACACACCAATGCAGACGGAACGCCCTGTCCGATATTCGGTTTTCTGATTACTCACAAGGAAATGGGAAGAATGCTTTATATAACCGACACAAATTTAATCAAGTGGAAGTTTAAAGACATAAGCCACATTCTCTTAGGTGTGAATTATGACAAGGATTTAATCGACAGGGATAACACAGGTAAAGCCAATCACGTATTCAGAGGTCACTTATCCATTGACACGGCTTGCGATTTTGTTAAAGCAAATTATTCAGATAGCTTGCAGAACGTCATAATGTGCCATTTATCGAGTGAAAATGCTGACAAGGACTTATTTATTGAGAAGATGAAAAAAGTTGCTTGTGGGGCGAATGTGGATGTTGCAGAGCGTAATAAGGAATGGATTTTAAAGAAAGGAGATGAATGTCCGTTTTGATTAAAGAAAACAGAGATAATTACTGGATATTAAACTGGCTTGATAAATTTATGGAAGGACACAAGGGCTTTATATGTGGCGGTTGCTTCAAAAATATATTTAATCAAGAGGAAGTGAAAGACCTTGATATATTCTTTCAAAATGAGGGCGATAGAGACGAAGCTGTTGATTATTTTGACAGTATGACAGCCGGATATACTGATGGAACAATGGAAGATACTGTTTCAGAAGATGAAGCTAAGTACAAGTTTTTATATGAAAATGATAACGTAAAGGCTTATATCCACAAAGAGACAGGGATAAGGCTTGAGCTGATTAGCAAAATCTATGGAACAGCAGAAGAGATTATAAGCCAGTTTGATTTTTCAATCACTAAATTTGCCTACTACAAAGCAGAGATTGAAGATGAAACAGGGGCAGAGGTGGAAGAATTGCCTTTTGATGATGGCAATAAAGTAGAAACTCATATTGAATACAGGGTTATATATGATGATAAGTTTTTTGAGCATTTACATCTTAAAAGGCTTGTCATTGATGATAAAATCCCATTCCCTATGAGTACCTTTGAGAGAATGTTGAGATATGCAAAATACGGATATTTCCCTTGCAGAGAAACAAAACTAAAGCTGATTAGAGCTTTGAATGAGTTAGATAGCAGAGAGATTGAAGTATCTGAAAGTCTTTATAAAGGTTGGGATTAAAACAGACAGGAGAAAAAATAATGAACATTGTAACATTAATCGGGAGATTGACTAGAGACCCTGAGATTAGATATTCACAGGGCGAAAATGCAATGGCAATAGCAAGATTTACACTTGCCGTTGACAAGAATTTTAAGAAGAAAGACGATAAGGCGAATTTCATTAACTGCGTGGCTTTTGGCAAAATAGCTGAAACAGTAGAAAAGCACGTATTTAAAGGTTCAAAGATAGCAGTTATCGGTGAGTGGACAACAGGCAGTTACAAGAATAAAGACGGAAACACAGTTTACACCAACGAGTGCAACATATCTAAGTTGGAATTTTGCGAAAGTAAAAATTCAAGTGGCAGTGCAGAGCCACAGCCAAAACCCGATGATAGCTTTATGTCAATTCCTGATGATATTTACGAGGAATTACCATTTAACTAAGAGTTAGTTGATTACAGGGCAGTCAGATAACGGCTGTCCTAGAAAGGAAAGATAATGGATTATACAAACGAAGTATTTGCGAACATTGCAAAGGAAATAGCTGACCGGAAAGAGTATGTAATTACAAGGGCGTTTACATCGCAGATTGCAGAATTATTACAGAAAAACGGCATTATACCGATATACAGCGAAAGATACATAAATCTTAACCCTGATGTGCCGAATTACAGTTCTGTCAGAAGAGTCGCTGTTTCGTTTGATAAGCTTGATTGCACCAAGCATGACCGAAAAGTTAGAAAACAGGCATACAGAGATTTTATCAAGGAATTTGAGAGCAGAGTTAATTCAAAAGATATATCTGAAAAACTCTTTGAAACTGAATGCATATTATTGGAGCGTGATAAGAATGAGATTGATTGACGTAGACACACTAAAGAAAGATTTAAAATCGGTTACTTTAAGTAATGGAACTTTACTCAATACAAATACAGTATTGCTATTACTGGATAAATATCCGACCGCCTATGATGTAGACAAGGTTGTGGAGCAGTTGAAAGAAACTAAGGCTTATATGCTATATGAGAATATGAACGCTGATGTTAAGTGGATTGATAAGGCAATCGAGATAGTGAAGGCAGGTGGTAACGCTTGAATTATCAGAACATAGCAAGAGCCAAGGCGATAGAACAGGAAAACAAAAAGCGACTATTGAAGCTGAATCCAAAGCTGAATGACAGGAGCGGGATTTACTTCCTACTCCGAGAAGATGAAAACGGTTTTAAGTATGCTTATATCGGACAGGCGGTACATACACTTAGCAGATTGGCAGGCCACCTTGTAGGATATCAACAGCACATAGACCTTAGTTTACGCAAACATAAGCTGTATGACAAAGAGAAAAATCCTTATGGTTGGCGAGTCGAATTTCTGAATTTCCCCGAAAGTCAGCTTGACGAGAAAGAGAAGTATTACATCAAGCTATATGCCGATAAAGGTTATCAACTTAGGAATGTCAGTTTAGGCGGTCAAGGAGAAAATCGTGCAAGCGGTTCAATAGGCGAGAGAAAAGCACCTAAAGGCTATATGCAAGGCATACAGCAAGGCAAAAAGGTGTTAGCGAGGGAATTATCGGCTATTGCTGAAAAGCACCTTATAATCCGCTTAAAGCCAGAAAAAGAGCATAACAAGGTATCGCAGAAACAGTATGAGAAATTTATGGATTTATTGAAAGTAGGTGAAAGTGAATGAGCAGTAAATTACACAAAATACCGCATTTTAATTCTTACGACGATATAAGAGCTGAAATGCAAAACGATTTACAGTATAGGCTTGCAAATAGAACGGATAAAACATCTCTTGGCAGACCTTTATATTATCGAATAAATGTACAGTTGATATTAACACAGGAATGCCCTTATAACTGTCCGTTCTGCTTAGAGAGAAAGAACCCTATGCAAGGCGATAATAATTTTAAGGCACAGATTGAGTCGTTAAAAAAGATATTGTCGGAGCATCCCAACGCAAGGCTTACAATTACAGGCGGAGAGCTGGGGTTATATCCTAATCATGTTTCAGAACTTATTGATACATACAAAAAGCATAGCAATAATGTGTTTTGTTCAATCAATACTACTGGATATTCAAAGGAACTTAACGGATTAGCACATATCAACTTATCTTATAACGATTATGTGCATAAAAACCCTAGTGATTTCCCTAATTGCACAGTCCAAACAGTAGTTGAAAATCCAACGATTGAGCATATTAAAGATTTTATGAAAATGGAAGCTGATAATTTTTCGTTCAGATTTTTAAGTGGGCTTGAAAAGAAAGATTATCCTGTAAAAATATGGAATGATTTACAGAATGATGATGATATTGATATTCATACCTTTAGAATCGGTGATTTCTTTGTATATGCAACATTTGACTATATGGGAAAACATGCAAGATTAACATTAGGAGATATGTGGCAGCAGAGAAACAACGATTATAAAGATGGATACTCAAATATTATTATCCATCCCGATGGAACTATTGGGACTAATTGGAGATAAGAAAGTAGGTGCAAAATGAATATTAATGTTGATAAATCAATAGTTTCCAAGAGCATAAAGCATTATGGCGAGGGAATGCAGTCTGTGGTGTGCATGGAAGAACTTTCCGAGCTGTCACAGGCAATTAGCAAGGAAATTAGAGGTATAGGTGACAGAAGCAATCTTGTTGAGGAAATGGCAGATGTAATTATCTGTTTGGAAATTTTGAAGCAGATTTTTGCGGTCACAAATGTTGAGATTGAAGAATGGGTGAAATTCAAACAGGGGCGCAACTTGAAGCGTATAAAGTACGAGGAAAAAGATTAAAATACATCAACCGAAATTTGAAGAAAATAGGAGATTAAAAATGGCAGAACGTAGAATGTTTGCTAAGAAAATAACTGAAAGTGACGCTTTTCTTGATATGCCAGGCAGTACTCAAATGCTTTATTTTCACCTATCTATGAATGCTGACGATGATGGATTTGTTAATAATCCTAAGAAAATACAGCGAATGTGTGGTGCTTCCGATGATGATTTTAAACTCTTACTTGCAAAATCGTTTGTGCTCTTATTTGAAAGCGGTGTAATCGTGATTAAGCATTGGAAAATGCACAATTACATACAGACTGACAGATACAGACCTACTGATTATGTTGAAGAAAAATCAATGTTGGGATTAAAGAAAAATAAGGCATATACGCTTGATGTAAACAAAATGGATACAAAATGTATACAAGATGTATCCGTAGGTAAGGAAAGTATAGGTAAGGAAAGTATAGGTAAGGAAAGTATAGGTAAGGAAAGTATAGGTAAGGAAAGTATAGGTAAGGAAAGTATAGGTAAGGTAAGTATAGATAAGAATAGTATAGTTAAGGATGCAAAAGAAAAAGATATTGATAAATCAATATCTAAAAAGAAAACTGTCTACTACCCTGATGATGAAATGCTGGAGAGTGCTTTTCAGGAATATCTGACAATGCGAAAAAAAATAAAAAAGCCAATATGTACCGACATGGCATTACACCGAGCTATGAACACTATAGAGAGACTTTCAAAGGGCGATAATGATTTAGCTGTTAAAATTCTTAATCAGTCAGTAGACCATTGCTGGCAAGGACTGTTTGCACTAAAGGACAATGAGCCACATTCAGCTAATAAAGGCACCATTGATTGGGATAATGTGTAAAGGAGTGATAATAAATGACAATAACTTGTAATAAATGTGGGATTGTGAATGGGTTTATCGAGGAAATTGCGGAGCTTCTAAAGGTGGGTGGCGATTCTTGACAAGAGACGAGACAGTTAAGATTATTCGTATAATGTGTGATTGCTACCCCAATTACAAGCCGAGCAATTTATCAGAGACAGTAGATGTGTGGAATATGATGTTGGAAGAATACAGCTACAGTCAAATATCTATGGCACTGAAAACTTACGTGCATTCTGATACAAGCGGATTTGCACCGAACGTAGGACAGTTACTTGATAAACTTCACTTAATCCAAGATCCGCAAGAGCTTAACGAAATGGAAGCATGGTTCCTTGTTAGCAGGGCACTACGAAATGGCTATTATGGTGCAGTTGAAGAATTTAACAAGTTGCCACCACTCGTACAAAAGGCTGTAGGGAGTCCTGACAACTTACGGAACTGGGCACTGACGGACAGCAAGAGCATTGAAAACGCAGTCCAGTCGAATTTTATGAGAACCTACAGGACAGTTGTTAATCGAGCAAAGGAATATCAAAAAATGCCAAAGGATATAAAGGCATTGATTGAAAGCACCAATAGAAGCTCGTATTCGGCTCAAATCGGCTCTAAAAATCAACAGACGATAAAATTATCGCTTGAAGATAACAGAAGCCAAAATAAGCCGATTAAAGGTATTCCAATGCCAAAAGAAATTAAGGAACGTATCGAGCAGATGAAGAAATAGGAGGTAAAGAGGTTTGTGCGCACAATTAAAGCCGGCTTTACTCCTAGTAAAAAATGATAAAAGACAAGTATTCCAGACAGAGATATGAAGAACGAAAAGCCAGTAACCTTTGCGTGCTTTGCGGAAAGCCACTTGATAGAGAAGGTGTGGTTTGCACGGCATGTAACAGCAAACGTACAGCATATGGCAGAGAGCTTTATAAAAAATTACAGGCAGTTGGTGTTTGCCCTAGATGTGGTAAAAACTTGCTATATGGTGACGAAAAAAGTTGTGTTGAGTGTAGGGCAAAATCAGCCGAGGCCATGTCAAAGATACGCACTGCTGATGTAAAAAAATACAACGAGCGACAAAAAGCATGGCGAAAAGCGAGGTACGAAAAAGACAAGGCAAATGGCATATGCACACGCTGTCGCAAGAGAAAAGCAGACCCGGGGCATACCACTTGCACATTTTGCAGAGAAACAATGAGAAGAGCACGAGTTAAAATGCCCGAAAGAACCGGCAGATACGAACAAGGGCTATGTTTTTTCTGTGATAATCCGGTAAAACCCGGATATAAGGTCTGCGAAATGCACTATCAGCAAAACGTTAAGAACGCAACTTGTGAAAAGGCAAACATCGCACGGCAGAAGATAAAAGAAAGGAGTCCACAATGGACGCCTTGAAAGATTTTTACGATTTTTACCGACCGTTGCAAAGGAAATATGACTTGCAAATGATTTACAAAACCAATAGCAAGGAAACAAAAATAACTATCCGGTGGCGCGGTAAAGAGATTGTAAAAGTCGCAGAAGAAACTACAGAAGCCTGTTTCATTAGGGCGAGACGAGAACTTGAAGAAAGAATGAAAAAATATGAGCAACAAACTGAAACCAAAGAAAAAGCACAAAGAGCCGGATTTTACATGGACAAAATCCGAAAGAGTTACGCTGAAAAGCAGCAATAACCGCAGAAAGCTCGTAAGGCGGTCTTTCATAGACTTTATGGACTTGGGCTACTATGTACTGTATTTACACCATGGATTTGGCAATAAGCGCATTGTAAGGCTTGAAAGAACCATAAATGAGTACCTTGAAAGGGCACAGACTGAAAAAGAAATGAAAACTGAAACGCTTGCTGAACTTTTGGAGGTTAGATACGGCATTGATGTGCAGAAAGAGATTAATTTAATCCCAATGCAACAGTTGATTAGGATTTATCAGAGAAACAATCCATTAACGATAAATGACACACGACAGCTTTTAAATGACACGGCATACAGCTACATGGCTTTAGCATGTACGGCACTAAAGCTGATGTTTAAATTGTCGGTTAGGGAAATTAAAGAGTTTATCGCAGAATTTAGGGACTTAATCGACACGCTGTATAAATTTAATCAATTCGGTCTGACATTGCCGAAGGTGGCACAACGCCTTGCTGATGAAGTTAATTACGTTGATGAAAGGTACATAAAGGTGATTGATTAATGACTTACGCATGGGATAACAACGGAACCCAAAATGCTCACATAAAGCAGATGAGGGACGATAGGCAGAAAGCCTACATGGAAAAACGCAGAGACAATAAGGCATATGAAAGATTTAAGTACATGCCAGATTATGGGAAAGGAGTACAAAACAATGACAAATAGAGAGAAATTTGCAGAACAGATTTTAGATATTGCTTGTAGCAATGACGCAATAGCAGTTTAGAAGCAATTAGATTTGCAATATCAGCACTTGAAAAACAGATACCAAAGAAACCTATCATGAAGCAGTATTTTGAAGATTTGGAAGAGGAGTACTTGTGCTGTCCGACATGTGGAGAAATTTTGACAGACAGAATACCGGCTGATAATAAGACTTTCTACTTCCATTGTATGAATTGTGGTCAAAAATTCGATTGGAGTGATGAAGAATGACCAACATAACAACAGTAGTATACACCGCCCTCATAGTATTCGGCATAATTGGTCTGATAGAGGTAGCGCTTGCATGGTACGACATCTACGGACGAGATAAGACCGATGATGAGATACAAGAGCAGCGGTGTAGCGAAAATATTAAACATTAATTAATTTATCAGAAAGGAATAGGTTGTGCGCACATAAAACCGAGGTTTCCTTTTGGTGGATTTAGAATGTATAAAAAGAAGATTAAATGTGAGATTTATCGTGATTCTATGCAGAATTACAAGAAATATGCAATACCGCCAGCACAACTTATCATTGCTGATGTTCCTTACAATGTAGGAACTAACTTTTATGGAAGTAACCCTATGTGGTACAACGGCGGCGATAATAAGAACGGAGAAAGTAAACTTGCGAAGAAAGCAGCTTTCAATTCAGATTTTAACTTTAATCTGTATGAATACTTTCATTTTTGTTCAAAGATGTTGAAAAAAGAGGACACAAAGCCTATCGCAAGGGGCAGAAGTAGTAATAGCCCTTGTATGATTGTGTTTTGTTCATTTGAACAGTTATCAACATTGATTGCGGCGGCGAAGAAACACGGATTTGTTAATTACATACCGCTTGTATTCTGTAAAAATTACAGTCCACAGGTGCTTAAAGCTAATATGCGTATCGTAGGTGCTACGGAATATGCACTTGTACTGTACCGAAATAAGTTACCGAAATTCAGAAATGGCTTGCAGATTGATGAAAACGGAAAGAATATCAGAGGTACAGGACATATGGTATTTAATTGGTTTGACGGCGGTAATGAAGCGGAATGGGGCAGAACTTACTATAACAATGGTTCATATATGATGTGGGAGAAAGACGGAAAAGATGTACCGAAAATTCATCCGGCACAAAAGCCTGTAGCAGTCCTTAAAAAGCTGATTGAGATTTTTACAGACGAGGGAGATGTTGTTATTGACCCTTGTTGCGGTAGCGGTAGCACGCTAAGAGCCGCCGCAGAACTTGGCAGAAATGCATACGGATTCGAGATTGACAGAAACTTTTACGAGCGTGCAAAGAATGAAATGCTTGTATTTGAAAAGGACAGTCAGATGAATATAAGTGATTTTATAGGAGGTGCAGTATGATAGTACATTGTTTATTTGAACAGTCAGGAACATTCAAGAATGCTTTCAAAAAGTATGGAATTGAAGCCTATGACTATGATATTCAGAATGAATTTGGCGAAACCGACTATGTTACCGACCTTTTTAAAGAGATAGAAGAGGGGTATCAAGGTGAACCGAGTTTGTTTGATAAGATAAGCCCTGATGATTTGATATTTGCGTTTTTCCCTTGCATAAGGTTTGAAAATCAGATAATGCTGTGGTTCAGAGGGCAGTCGACAAATCAGAAAAAATGGTCTTTGGAAGAAAAATGCGAATTTGATATGAATTTGCTTAAAGAAGTTTCGCTTATGTATGATTTGGTAAACAAAATGTTTATTATTTGCACGAGAAAAGGATTAAGGCTAGTAATGGAGATTCCTTATTCAGAAGAGCATTTTTTAAGACGATATTGGTGCTATTCCCCAGCGGTAATTGACAGAGATAGGAGAGATAGCGGAGATTACTTTAAAAAGCCTACACAGTATTGGTTTTTGAATTGCGAGCCACAGAACAATCTTATTTTTGAGTCAATTAGTTATAACGCTATCGAATGTAAGGACGCTATAAAAACAATGACAAAAGAGCATTGTGTAAAAGTAGGGACAGACAATGTTAAAACGGCAAGGTCAATGATACACCCGCAGTACGCAGATAGATTTATCAGACAGCATATTCTTGATGAAGAAATATGGAGAGGCAAACAATGAAACACTACAAACCAATTAAGTGTGTAGTCTGTAGCAAGATATTTACACCGACCGCGGCTAACCAAAATACGTGTTGTGAAGCACACAGACAGCAGAGAGCTACGGAATTAAGAAAAATCAGAGAAAAGAAAAGGCTTAAAAGAAAGCCTGTTAAGAAAAACAAACTTGCGGAAATCTGCGAGCTTGCTAAGAGCAAGGGCATGAGCTACGGACAATATATGGCAGAGCAATATAAAAAGGAAGTGATGATAAGATGAATAGCAGAACTATAAGTGATATAGAACCGATTGAAAGACAGTGTGTATACGAGGACAACAAAATGTGTAACAGCTCATGCCGATACTCAAATACTTGTATACACAGTGCAAGCAAAACCGAAGAATAGGAGATAGGCTTATGAAGTTTTCAAAACTTACTAAGCCGGAACTTGAAGAGATTACGAAAAATGCCAATTTCACCGATGAGGAAGCGGAAGTTTTTGAGTTACTAGTTGCTGACAAAAGCCTTGAAGAGGTATCACAGAGACTATTAATTTCAAAAACGACCACTTCCCGGAGAGTGGCAACCATTAAGGAAAAGATAGAAAGGAGTCAGGCAATGATTAACAAAGTGCCAATATGGGAAAAAGTAACGTTGACGATCGATGAAGCTGCGGAATACAGCAATATTGGAGTGAACAAGCTTCGAGAAATAACAAACAACCCAAGGTGCCAATTTGTTATGTATGTCGGAAAGAGGCGATTAATCAAGCGAAAAGAGTTTGAAAAGTATATTGCAGAGTCGATAGAGATATAATCAAATGTGGACTTATGTAGCCTTATGTGATATTATAATAAATTGCATAAGGCTTTTTCCATAAGTGAAAGGAGCGAAAATTTAATATGGGAAAAGACTTGAAAGGTAAAGAACTAGGCAGAGGCATTAGTCAGAGAAAAGACAAGTACTATGTCGGCAGATACACAACGAGGAATGGAAAGCGAGTGCAGAAATTATTTGCAAAACTACAAGAGTGTAAAAAGTGGCTTGCCGATGAGCAGTACACTGATGAGCACAGCAACCCCGACTTTCCGTCTGACATGTTGGTTAATGCATGGTTTGACTATTGGATAAGCGTTAAGAAGCGCACAGTAAGACCGAACACGTTAAGGAACTACACCGAGAGATACAATCGCAACATAAAGCCTGTTATCGGAAATAAGATACTGCGAGAGGTTAATACGCTCCACTGTCAAAAGATAATGACTAATATGGCTGACGAGGACTACAGAACGACAACGATATATCAGACACGCATAGCACTATACAACATGCTTGACTATGCATATCAAAGCGAGATTATCCCCAAAAATCCGTGCAACCGCATGGTGAAATCCGACATCGGTAAGGAGTCCTCAAAGAAAGAAGCATTGACGATTGAAAATCAGAAAAAATTCTGTGAAGCTATCAAAGACACATCATATGAGTATCAATACAGATTTGCCTTGCAGACCGGACTAAGGACAGGCGAACTCGTGGGGCTTAAATGGGAAGGTGTAGACTTTAAAGCCAAAACAATTAAAATCGTCAGGAGCTTAGAGTACAGGCATTCAACAGGTGAATGGCGAGAGGGCCCACCTAAGAGCAAATCGGGATATAGGACAATTCCGCTCACTGATGAAGCTATATCACTATTGAAATTGCAGAAAGCCAAAAATGCTTCATTCAAATTTATTGACATTCAATGGAGAGACAGAGTGTTTTTGTGTAAGACCGGAGCACCGGTGAAAAACAGCACATATGATACCGGAATTTACAAAGCGTGCGACAGAGCACACATACCGAGATTTTCAATGCACGTATTAAGGCACACATTCGCAACAAGATGTATTGAAGCCGGTATGACGCCCAAAACCTTGCAGACAATCCCGGGACACTCGAACATAGGCATCACGATGAACCTTTACGTTCATACGACAGACGAACAAAAGAACTTGGAAATGGATAGAGTAGCAGAAGCACTCAAAGTAATATAAAATAATCAAAAATATAGTATATCCAATTAAATTGGTACAGAATTGGTACATAAATCAAAAATAGAAAGGCAAAAATCCATTGTTTTCGGGATTTTTGAATAGGTAAAATCAAAAATGAAATTAGGCATCGTTGCTACGAGGGGTATTTAACATAGTTCATTATATCCTCATAAACCACAACATACCTCAATTTTACGATGTTTCACATGAAATCTTAATTTTATATAATTCGTTATATATTCACATAAATAAACAAAAAATGGTACACTATTGGTACATGAATGGTACATGGAAAAACCTTATGCATGACAATAATTAGAGAAGAACATGGAAATGCTCTTCTCTTTTTTTATGCCACAATTTAGGCATAAGGAGATGATGTTATGTTTGACGACAGTGTAAGAGAACAAATATTCGCTAAAAGTGAGTTACAAAAAATCGACTTAATGACATTATCCCTTGTCATTAAAGCGATAGAGGAAGTTTTGGAGGAAAACAAAGATGAACATGCCGTATCAGCAACCAATGATGAATTATACACCTAATTATGGAGCGTATCAGTACAACCCAATGGCGAGCTATCAAAGATACCAACAGCCCGAACCGACACAAGGCATAAGTGGCAGAGTGGTACAGGCAGTTGAGACTATTAATCCCAACGAGGTGCCGATGGATGGCAGTGTAGCATTTTTTCCAAAACAGGATTTAACAGAGATATATGCTAAGAGTTGGAACACTGACGGAACAATACGCACATTGACTTTTAAGCCAGTTTTAAATGGTAAGACAGACATTTTATCAGGTGACACAGAAAAGCTTGAATTTGACCTATCAGAGAAAGCCACAGAGGACATTATGGCAAAGCTCAACGAACTATCAGAGAAAATTGAGCAATTATCTTTAGGGGCGCAAAGAAAAACTTCACGAGCACAAAACAAGGAGAGTGAAAAAGCATGAATGTAATGGGAATAATGCAACAGATAATGAGCAATAATCGTGTAATGGGAAATCCAATGATTAAGAATGCAATGAGCATGGCTCAAAGCGGAAACAGCAAGGGAATTGAGCAAATGGCAAGGAACCTATGTAAGGAAAAAGGCATTAATCCTGATGATGTAATGAAGCAGATTAGAGGTAATTTTGGGATATAGCATATGAGAGAACGTGCGCACGGCTCTTTATGAAATAAATTTTGGAGGTAAAACAGATGTTCAACACAGGAAATTGTCCAAGCGTACCTATCGTGGCGAATTTGGACGGAAACAACAACGGAAATAACTGGAATGACGGCTCATGGCTTTGGTTCCTTATCGTAGTATTTGCGATATTCGGAGGCTGGGGTAACGGCTTTGGTGGTTTCGGTGGCACTAATGGCGGTGTCGGCAGTGAAATTCAGAGAGGATTTGATAATTCAGCAGTTATCAGCAAGTTAGACGGCATTTCCAACGGACTTTGTGACGGCTTTTATGCCATGAACAACAGTATGCTCACAGGCTTTAACGGCATAAACACAAACATCATGCAGACCGGCTATGGCATACAACAGGCAGTAAACGCTGACACAGTTGCTAATATGCAGAATACCAACGCTTTACAGTCACAGCTTGCTAACTGCTGCTGTGAGACGAGAGAAGCCATCCAGGGAATTAATTACAACTTAGCAACTAACACTTGTGCTTTACAAAACACAATGAATAGCAACACAAGAGACATCATTGATAGTCAGCAGGCAGGAACGAGGGCTATTCTTGATTACTTATGTACAAAGGAAAATGCGGATTTGAGAGATAAGGTGCAGAAACTTGAACTTTCTGCTTCACAGGATAGACAAAATGCACTTCTGACTACTGCAATGACAGCACAGACACAGCAGATTGTCAACTCTGTAAATCCTACGGCTATTCCAGCTTATGTTGTGCCTAACCCAAATGCTTATGCATATGGCTGTGGTTGCAATACCGGCTGTAATTGCTAAAAATGAATAATTGAGTATCTTAATTGAGTTAACTCAATCTAAACTGATTAAAAACCATTTTTAGTCGAGGTTTAGTCCAAGTTTAGTCGAGAGTTAGTTGAGATTATGTCTGCTAAGCAGTATTACTTATAATCAAAGGGCAGACTATAATGTTTGCCCTTATTTTGTGAAAGAAAGGATTTTATTATGGCTGAATTTTCAAATGTTGCAACACAGACAGTTGCAGTAAACGGAAATGTATTATTTACAGATGCGCCAACGTCTGTATGCAATAAAGGATATATTTCACACAGAACAGGAAGCGGATTAATTAACCTTAAAGGCGCTACCAACACTTGCAAAGCAAAGTACAGAGTAGAATTTAACGGAAATATTGCAGTTCCTACAGGCGGAACCGCAGGAGCAATTTCATTAGCTATTGCTGTCGAGGGCGAGCCGGACTTATCTACACTGGCGATCTCTACACCAACAGCAGTTGAAGCATTTAACAATGTGTCTATGGCAACAGATGTATGGCTTCCTTGCGGATGCTGTCAGGCAATTTCTGTCAAGAATACATCTGCACAGGCTATCAGTGTTGCAAATGCTAACATCACAGTAAATCGAATTGGTTAGGGGGCGAGAGTATGCACGTTGAAAGAATACACAAAATGCAGGAGTGCCTTACAGAGAAAGCTGTCAACGAGCTTGAAAAGGGCGTTGAGAATGTTGACACTTCCGAGATGGGACAGGTCGTAGATATGATAAAAGACCTTGCAGAAGCTGAGTATCATTCAATAATTTCCAAGGCTATGAAAAAGGCTAATGAAGAGGAAGAAGAGTACGACAAAGAACTCCTAAGAAGTCTTAAGGCAGAATATGGCGAAGAAAGTGGCAGAAGATATTACGACCAATATCGCTATGCAAATGGCAGATTTGCCCCTAAAGGTCGTGGAACACGTAGAGGATATGAAGAACCGCCATATTATCACATGCCGGTAAACTACAACGACATGGAGTATATGCGTGACATGGATAAGAGCCAAGGTAAGATGTACTACTCTGAACCAATTGCGCCACATGTGAGTGAAAGCAATTATGACAGAGCAAAGAGACATTATACCGAAACGAAGGAAATGCACAAAGGAGCTTCTACAGAGGACAAAGAGCATAAAATGAAAGCCCTTGACATGTATATCCGTGAATTGAGCGGAGATATATCAGAGCTTTTAAACGACATGACACCCGATGAACGCAACCTTTTGCGCACGAAGATGAGCAATCTTGCGTCAAAACTGTAATTATTAAGGCTATGGGTAGTAATGCTCATAGCCATTTTTAGAGGGCATAAGCATGGATATAAGAGTTAATGATACATTGTGGCACATACAATTCAAAAAGCCCACATCGAGCGAATTAAGACGGTCTGACGGCACAATAAGTCTAGGAGTGACCGACAATACAACTAAAACAGTAACGATAGCTGATAATGTATCTGATTACATGGCCGACAAAATACTATGCCATGAGTTAGTACATGTGTACTCATTCTCATATGGCTGTGATATTGACATAGAGACGGAGGAAATAATCGCAGACTTTATGAGCTTGTACGGACGGAATATTGTATACACGGCTGACAAAATATTTAATTTATTGGAGCAGAAATATGGATAAAATAGACAGACTATTAGAATACATACACCGGACTAATCCGGAAATGACACGGCAGAAACTGATTGAAGAACTAGGAGAGAGTGACTACAGTGCCAAAAGCATTTATTTTTTGACAGTTCAAAATTCCTAAAAATTTTGTCAGGAATATTTTGATACCCCCTACCTTTTGGATTTTTCGATTTCAAAAATCCGTTCGCAAAATTTTGCAAAAACTTGTCGAGAACTTGTAAAGAACTCACACCACACTTTAATTGAGTGAAGTTTTCTGAAAATTCAAACATTTTACGTGAGTTGGTGTGCCTGACTTGTAACAACTCACACCCGGCACAACTTGCCACGGCTTGACGGCTTGCAATGCTATAATTATATTTTTAGACATTGTAAACGGCTTGTTTTGTGGCTTATTATGGCACACTCGATAAAATCCACGCTAACACGTATAAAAGCCCTTAAAACGTCAAATACACGGCTTAAAATGTGTATATCATAAAATCATAGAATATTTTTGTTAATTTGTCAATGTACTACAGCACCCGGACTTATAGCCGGATAACTTGCGACAGTTTCAACGGCTGTGCGCTTGATTTTAGACACAACAAAAAGGGATATAAAATATCCCCTAGTGGTAACACGTGATATATTTCCCGGCTTGATAGTCGCAAAATAGCGTGACCGGGTGAACGTGTGCACGCTTTTCAACAACTTGCAACCATTCACCGGACATTTGAACTGTTATTTTTAATTCGTGTGACTCCATCCACTCTATACAATCATACTTGATATAATCAAAATCACTTATTTTTGATACTTCATAGCCTAGCGCCTGAACGCGCTTATATATTTCTTTTTTCCCCAAGTATTCATAATTAGACATAATACGCCCCCCTATCTATAACAAGCCTTAATTATTGGGCTTATATAGTTTTTATGCTGTAGATAGTTAGTAAAAGCCGTCCGGCGGTATTCCTTGCCACTAATAAGCGCGGTAACATCGTCACACGTGCCCGACTCTGCGACGGCTCTAAAAATGTCTGTTATCGCTTTGCGTGTGGCGCACTCGCTTGCCTGATATTCCGGCGCACTCTTGTATTTGCCATTGTAGCGTGCTCTAATTTCCATTTCTACAGCGTCAAGACTGTTTAGTTCGTTACCCATTCATTAACCCTCTTTCTGTTTTAGTGCGTGGTTTATAGGTTGCTTTTTGACCTTTTCGCGGTCTGTCGTGCGTTAATCTGTTTTTATTAGGTGGTAACGTAAATCACCTATAAAGGGTGCACAATTATTTGTTCAGGCGTTGCACCTCTTGAGCCTGATATAAATATAAAGGCATTTATAAGACCTCTTGACGCGATTATTTACCGGACGTGCGGACGGAGTACAATATATACGGCCGTAAAGCCGTATAAAAGCACCTATAAATTAAATACATTAAATTGATAATATAAGACCTGAAAAGCCTTATATATAAAGCTAATAGCCGGAATCGAACCGGCTGAAATACCCTTGTTAATTTGTATCGCTATTAGCTTGTAATATCCTTTACAGGAAAAACCGCCGCAGGGCGTTGAACCCTGCCGACCGCCTAAACGGATGACGGAAAGAATTAATATTTTTCTGGGCTTATTACTTTGTCAAAACCAAAATAAAAATATGCATTGCTTGCTCTGTTTGCCTTGTCCGCTGTAGCCTTGTCGATTTCGCAATATCCTATTACCTCGTGATTCCTCCATATAGCATACTTTTTCAATGGTTTCGTGTCGTCAACTATAAGAAAATGTCTATTTTCAAAAAATAATGTTGTGCCATATCCAGGCAAGAAAGCACTTTTGATTGTTTTGTCTATTATTTCCTTTTTGGTGTAATCAATGATATAATTTGTTTTGTAATCGTTCGGTATTCTTTCCCATTCTTCCCTTGTTAAAATGTGCAAAACGCTTTTACTTTCGTCTGATAACTGTATTTTTTTCATATAAATACCACCTTTCAATTTTATTATCCTCTTATGAGGTAAAAGCAAGCCGGGGAATCGAACCCCGGAAACCATAGCCGCTTGCCTATGCGTATATTGTCCCTGTGTTTTTAAATCTCCACATAGCAACCGCTAAATCTTGGGCGCTACTGATCCAATAAGTAGGCTTATATGTGTATTTATCACTTTTTCCTTTTTCAAATTCCGCAAGAGTCCACTGCACACCCTCGTAGTGTGTAATATGTACAGTTTTTTCTTTATTGTCGGCGATTGCGTGACCGCTATACTTTTCTTTGTTCGATAATACCATTTCGGCAATCGGCAGAAGTGCTTGCGCTGCTTCTTTGAAAATTCCATATTCATACTGACAATGAACATATACGTTACATCCTGCGAGGATTTCTTGGCTATGTTCGTCGTATTCAACTTCCGAGAATTTTTTTACTATGTTTTCAACTTCCGAAAGCCTAACAAGTGGGTTTTTAACTGTAATATTTACCGATGTATCATACAAAGCCGCTCGAACCCTTACGGACACGTCTTTACTAGTGTATCCGTTTTCTTTTAATGTTTTTCTGATCAACTGTGACAATTCTTTATTGCTCATCGTGTAGTAACTCATATTAGCCATCCTTTCTTATCCTGCGGTCTGCCATCATCAGAGCCGGGAGACCATCCCACGGCTGACGCTCCGATTTTGGAGCGTTTCGGCTATGCTATTCTAACAACTGCATTTTTAATATTTGAGAAGTGGAAAAGCTCCCCAGTTTCAATATTTTCAAATATTACAGATGGCGCAAAGGTTTCAAATGGTGCAAATATTTCACCGTTGCAACTGTATGGTAACTTCTCTGTATTCCAGTCAATTCCAAGTTTTCCGTTTTTTTCGTACACGCAAAAAGTCTTGCCGTAGTTTTTGGTTTTTATCTCCTTATTACTTAAATCATATAAATGTACTTTGATTGTATCGTTTGTTTTCATGTTTAGACCCTCTTTCTTATCTGTTTACTATTTCGTAAATCTGCGCCAATTTACAATATTCTTCACATTCTTTTTGTTTTGGGCACTTGGAACAATCATTTTCGTGAGTGCCGCAAACTTTTGTTAATTCATTTTCTAACTCTTTGATTCTTTCCATATAATAGTTACCTCCATTACTTAAAAGCTGTTGCCGTGTCGTTGTCTTTCGACTTGACTATACAATACTACATTGCATGTAATATGTCAATACTATATTGCAATAAAAATTGAAAAAATACTAAAATAATTATTTGAATTATTATTTCTACTATATAATGCAATAAATATTACAATATTGTATTGGTGTATTATTAAAATAGTTATTGACATAATAATTTAATTATTATATATTTATGTATAGCAATATTAATATATAGTAGTATTGCTAGTAACTATTGATACTATTAATTAAAATAATGAGGTGTAATAAATGGACGAAAAGAAAATTATTGAAAACTATAAAAAAAGAATAAAGCGACAGAATGAAAAAGCCCGGGAGAATTGGGACTCAATAACTTGTAAATTACCAAAGGGCACAAAAGACCGAATACAGGCGCAAGGGCTTACAATTAACGGATTTGTAAATCAATTAGTGCTGGATAAGCTGGATGAGCTGGAAAACAATAACAATAACAATGAGTGCCCATTCTAAAATTTAAAGTCGGTTTTTGTGACCGGCTTTTTATTTTATATATAATTAATATATGTGTGTGTGATGTGGTATATATTAATTAATACAGTTGTTATTATATATCCAATAACTCTATGTATTGACAAAATAAGTATATTTGATTATTATTATCTTAAATTTAATTAATAAGCGGAAGCCGGTTGCCCGCACTGTTTGGAATTACTCCAAGCGGTGCGGGCTTTTTTATTTTATGATTTTGAGGTGCTAAAATGGAAAAAATTAAGGGAAATATAACTAAACATTTGATTGCTGATTTTGGCACTTTCCAGCTTTACCGCGAGGACTTCGAGAGGGCTATAGAACAGGCTTGTCAGGAACTGCAAATTGAGGATTTAAAAAGCGAGGGCCAAAGACCTTGGAAGGCTGTTTGTAAAAGAGTCGGAGAGATTATATTCAATGATAACAGTATATTAAAAGATAAGCGGTTATATGATAATACATGTATGTTAACCAACTACAATAGATATAATTATAATATATTAAATAATATATGTGATGAATATATATATATTAGTGATAAATATAATAAACTGTGCAGTACTGTTGCTTTTAGTAATTGGTGTAATATAGATTGCGGTGTTATAGACAATTGGAGATTAAACAAAGAGTCAAGCCCTAAAAGTTATGAGATTTGGCAAAAATTGCAAGGAATCCGTAAAGATTGTATCAAGGATAGGGCGTATGATAATAAATCCCCTGTCGGTGCTATGTTCGTTGGTAATAATGAGTTTGGCATGAATCAGCCGGGAATCGGCTACGAAGCTACACAAGCGAGAGCGTTAACAGCCAGTGAATTGCCGCAGTTAGGCGCTTCAAATAGTCAGAATATTAAAGCGTTATCGAGTGATAACATGGTTGATAATGCCAAGTAATTGTATATACAATACATACAATTCTAATCCCTTGATTTATAAGGCTTTGAGGGCTATCGAATTATTGCAACTATGCACAAAACAGTTGTTTAGCGAAGAGTTGAAAGGGTATAGATGAATTGTATATGCAATAAGCACAATTTAAAATGCTTGATGTTTGAGAGCTGAGCGGCGCACGTATTGGGTGCCCTAGGGGTGTATACGAAAAGCGACAAACAGCCCCACTTAGTCCCCAAAATATCCGCCAAAACAAAAAGGCCTTTACCCATACCTCAATCGTACCAAGCAGTATTTATTATTATAACATAAGTTATATATTAATTAAACAACATACACAATAATAATATATATATACATACAACTATGATTAAATAATAGCTATATATAATATATAACAGTAAAGGAGCTAACAGTGATGAAATTAACAGGATTTGAGTCAAGCAAAATTAATTCCGAAATGGTAAATCACCCTAGCCACTATAATCTGCCTGACCGAAAAGAGTGCATTGATGAAATGATTGACATTTACGGACTTAAGGATGTGGCTAAATGGTGTGAGATTACTGCATACAAGCATAAATATCGTGCCGGACATAAAGGCTCTGTAGTTGAGGATATGAGCAAAGCTACATGGTACACAGCTAAAGCTTGTGAGCTTAAATCTAGGCGAAGATGGGAGATTTTCAGCAAGATTGCTGATAGATACTTGCCAATATTCATTAAAGACATTTTTACATGGATTATGTTATTCTGTATGCTTCATGCGATACTCTTTTCCGACCCATGCTCAATGGTTGTTTCAATAGTGTTTTTGGCTCTTGCGTGCATAACCGAGTCAATATTGAAAGAAAATGAGGTGTAAATCATGTTTGTACTAAAAATTGCAACAACAGTATGGCTAGCATTAATTGCTTTTGGAATGGCAAACGCCACATTAAACGAAAAAGTGGCAGTTAGCACAAGATTTCTTGGCATTGCTATAACGTTTGGTCAGATACTTGCCATAGCATTCATGTGGCAATAGATATAGGGCATTCGCCAAGCGGTAAGGCACGGGATTTTGATTCCCGCATTCGTTGGTTCAAATCCAACATGCCCTGTTCGAGGTTTTACTTGGTTCCCCCGACATTGGACTTAGTAGTTCCTTTCGCCCTCATAGTGGAAAGCCGTTAAGAGCCGTCACAAGGCTCGTGAGGGTTTAATCGTGTATAATCCCACAATGCACGAGTGTGGAAACCAACCTGTCGTAAAGACATCTGTAATAGGCAGAGTAGACATATATACCCCCTTTAATTGTTAAACTAGGGCAACTCAAATCATATGAGTCTTAGGTGAGGTGCAATTCCTCACATGTCCTTTGCTGTAGGTTTCCTAGTTCTTTTCCTACAGCACATACAAATTTATATCTCCGGAGGGTGTAGCCACTCCTTAGACTTCACCCTCATTATCGGCATGTAGCTCAGTGGTAGAGCAGTCGGCTATTAGCTGATTTGTCGTGGGTTCGATTCCCAACCTTGCCGATTTAGTAGTGTTAGTAGCACTACGTAGCCTTGAAGTACAAAAGGCTATTCGTGGTGACAATCAGTGTTGCCACGGCGCTTGCAGATATGGTGTAAGGGTATCACAGGAGATTGCTAATCTCTCTAACGAGTAAAATCGTTATCAAGGTTCGAGTCCTTGTATCTGCGTTGGTCGGTGTGTGCTGACTGTTGATGTGTGGTTCAAATCCACACCACATCAATCATATGTCGGTTTAGTGCGAGCTGTTATATCTTGAATAGCGGTTGCGTAACGCTGACATGTTTTTAAATTAAAGCAGTGGAGCAAGACTGGCCTGTACGTGTTAGCACGGTACAGTAAGACGAAGTAAAAATAAAACACACAAAAACAAGTTGCTAGTAGGTACGTGCGACTGAAAGCAATGGGGTGAGACACTTCAAAATTCTGTAATGTGTTTTGATGAGCCTTTTGATGGAGTGTATCTTGCCTTTTCGGATAGTAGTTCAGTTGGAAGAACAACCACTGCAATAGCAGTAATTGAGGGAGTCACAGGTTCGAGTCCTGTCTATCCGATTACAACAAACTAGGTTAGCTACCGAAAAGCACAAGCCTTAGTGCCTGTTTGTTGTTTTGTTAATAAGGCTATTATCAGAAAGGCAGGTAATAATATTATGAATTTTGCAGAAAATGAAAATTCAAGAATACTTCCTAATGTTCAAAGCCCTATAATCTATTTTCTTATGGATGGGGATGAGGTTGTTTATGTTGGACAATCTAAAATAGGATTAGCAAGACCATATTCACATAAAGATAAAAAATTCACCAAAATAGCAATTATTAATTGCAAAGAAAGTGAATTGGATGATAAAGAAACAGAATTTATCAAAAAATATAAGCCGAAATATAACAAGAAAGCAGGAAATAGTGATTATTCATACACTAGAATAAAAACAATAATCAAAAGCCAAACGAATATTCGTAACTTTAATGTGTATGATGTAAGAAAGCTTGTGGCAAAACTTGGATTAAAAACTCATATTTTCAATGGGAGCATTTATATAAATGCAGAAGATTTTGATAAAATGTTTGCTTTTGTAAAAGAAACAAGTAACGGAGTTACGAACAAGGAAGAATGGAAGAAAAAAGTATTTTAATTTAATTTGGTAAATTCAGTTGCCTAGTGATTGCAACACGAAAAGCGGAACCGTGACCGCCTGACAGCTGTTTTTATATAAATCACGGAGTTATCGGTACGGAGGTAATTTATGAATTTTAATGAACTTTTTGTAGACAAATCAAAGACACTTATCATAAATACTGATTTAGCACTTGTTTTAGGAGATTTAAACGAGGCAATAGTGTTAAATCAATTGAATTATTGGCTAGGAATTAACAGAAAAGCCGGTAAAAATTTTATTGACGACAGATATTGGGTATATAACTCATACAGCGATTGGAAAGCTAAAGATTTTCCGTATTGGAGCGAAAAAACGATACAGAGAACATTCACAAGGCTTGAAAATAAAGGAGTTGTTGTATCTGCTAATTATAACAAATTGGGCATTGATAAAACAAAGTGGTACACAATAGATACTGAAAAATTACAAGAGCTTGTGGATGAATTTAATTCTGATGAGGACAAAATGACAAATCGACAAGACAATATGACAGACCGACAGGACAAAATGACAAATCGACAAGACAATATGACAGACCGACAGGACAAAATGACCTGTCGAGAAGGACAATGTGACAGACCATTACCAGAGATTACTACAGAGAATATAAACAGAGACTATAATTCAGAGATTACGGAAGAGGTACATACATCTGTTTCCGAGAAACAGACGGCAAGAGTCACCCGACAGGATATGCAAGCAAAGAAAGATGATATGCTCTATAGATTCTCTGAAATCTGTGACAACAGTATTGAAAACAAGACAGTCGGAGAAGCAGTCAAAAACGCATTTTGCAGATACATGAACCTGTACGAAACATATTTTTACAAGTTTCACCCAATCTTGACTGATAAGACTCTGACTAATGTATGCCTGTCGCTTTCTAATGTGACAGATACGGAGCATAATCACTTTGAGGGTACAGATGCTTACCTAACAGACGAAACAGGGCTTACTGGGCTTGATAGAATGGTTAATGAGCATTTTAGACGAACACATAGAAGAGAAACTAACTACTCGATAACGTATTTTGCTAAAAGCGACTATCTGCTACAGTTGGCACAAGGCATTATTGAGTATTAAACGGAGGTATAAAATATGGCAAAGGGAGTTAAGACACGAAATATTGATTCATTCCGAGAGGGATTGATGGAATACGCATATGGCAGATGTTCACAGGCACAAGCCGCAAAGATTGCCGGCATGAGTGTGCCGACATTTAGGAAGTACGCAAATATGCACTTTTTAGGTATTCCATTCCCCGACACACTGTTTAAGGCGAAGGAGAAATGAGAAGCATGTGTGAATTTTGTTGCAAAATAGGAAAATTGGAAAAAATCAAGCAAGGAGCTTTTAGAGGCGGATATTATCCCGAAAAAAATGAAACACAAATCGTTGAATTTGAAAATGCATTTCATTTATTTTTCGGATGTAGCGACCCCTTTATGTCTGGAATTGAAATCGAAGATATAAAATTTTGCCCTATCTGCGGCAGAAAGTTGGTGTAGTAATGGCGGAACCTTTAAGTAAATTAACAGAAAAATGTAAAAGTTGTCCTAAATCTGAAAAATGTGACCATAAAAGAATGGAGTTATGCGCTTTAGCAGATTTGCCACCACAAAATCTTGCAAGTGCTACACAAGGTATTTTGATAGACAATATGTCGCCTATATTGAGGGAAGAAATAAAAAGTCCTTTAAGTCCATTTAGGTACAAAGACGAATTAGAAAAAGCACTAGATGATTTTCATTTTGGAAATATGTTTATGTATGGTGCTTAGAAAGTTGGTGAAAGAATGATATCGTACAAAATAGCATTGTTTATTTACTAACTCTTATCATTATGGCTCATAAAGAAATCCAAAAATATTAGAGAAGTCGCAGAAACGGGGTTTTTAAGTATTATATTTCTTTTGACAATGATTGTAGCGAACATTTAAGCATATAGAATAGGCGGTGGAAGAATGAAACATCAAAAAGAATGGCACACTTGTGACAGGTGTGGAAAAGAAATAAAAGTAGGACTGTTGGGTGTGAACTCAATCACGAGAAACGGCGTATTGAATACAACCTACGACTTATGCAATGAGTGCATGGAAGATTTTGAGGAGTTTATGAGAAATGATAGTTAATATGGGAACCCAAACCTATGAAATGAGCCACAAGCAGGCAAAAGCTATACTTGGAACGGCTAAGAAACTTGCAAATTGCAACATATACGGCATTGAAAAAGATAATGTGCTGATTATGCTGAATGAAAAGTATGAGGACGATATGAGCCTTAAAAAAGCCGTAGAGGAGTATAAGAAGAAAGGGTTCAAGGTGCATTGGAAATGAAGAAAACACGTTCAAAAATCATAATCAAAACAAGAGCTGGCGGTTACACAAAGATTTATGCCAATGGAAAATGGCAGAAGAAAGTACGCGTAATTGATTATCATGCAGAATGCAGTAACAAAGATGGTATAAAGGTTACTTGCGAATTTGATAGATTGAAAACTGATAAAAATAGTTCGGTTATCTACGATGAAGCTAAAAAAGATTTTGCAAAAGAACATATAGTTGCAAGGATTTGAGGGAGCGTTTGAGTAATGAGCATGGCAGAAGCAATTAAATCAATAGAGCGTGAAGCGCTTAGGGAAGTACAATCGCACGAAATAGGCGGTAGAAATGGTGAGCCTATAGAAACATCCGAATTTCATGATATGACTATTGGCATTGATATTTCAGTCAATGAGTATGCAAAATCAATTTCAGGCAGATACCCGGAAAATAATTATGAATTTTCAAGAGCATTAGCAATGAAAATCCTAGAGGAAACAAAATCATTAGCGAATAGTATGGAGAAGTAGCGAGATTATGAAAATAATTAAAAAGGGTGATTTGAACATAGCCAAAAAACCACTAAGATTTAAATGCAAGAATTGTTGGACGATTTTTGAAGCGATTGAAGAAGAATATATATACTGTGGCGACCAACGAGAGGGCGATAACTGGAAGTGCGAATGTCCTTTGTGCCACAAAATGGTTTATTACAGCTAAAATAATGATTGCTGATTATCAACAGAAAGGGGAACATATTATGGCTGATTTGAAAATATTTACAGAAAATATAGAACATGAAGCATTAAATCAGATATATACGCTTGTAAAACAGCCAGCATTTTCGGATTGCAAGATAAGAATTATGCCGGATGTTCATGCAGGAGCAGGGTGTGTTATCGGATTTACTGCTGATTTAGGAGAAAAAGTAATACCGAATATTGTTGGAGTTGACATAGGCTGTGGGATGCTTACTACAAACTTGGGGAATATTGATATTGATTTTGAGAGATTAGATAACATCATTAGAGAATATGTTCCAAGTGGTAGAAAGGTTCATGAAGAAGAAAACTCATCTGTCGCAAGCGATATTATTGAAAAATTGTATTGCAAGGAGCAGTTGAAAAATATAGATTGGCTGAAAAGAAGTTGCGGCACGTTGGGAGGCGGCAATCATTTTATCGAAGTTGATAGCGATAGCAAGAATAATAAATATCTTGTTATTCATTCGGGAAGTAGAAATGTCGGAAAGCAAGTCGCAGAAATATATCAGCAAATGGCGATTGCTGATATTTCGGGAAAATCGAATTTCAAACAAGATAGTGAGAAATTGATTTCTGAATACAAAAAATGTAAAAGAGAAAGAGAAATCAGCAAGGCTATCAAAGAATTAAAGCAGTCCTACGAAGCAAATACAACTAAAATCCCTAGAGAGTTATCATATCTTGTTGGAAAACATAGAGAAATGTATTTGCACGATATGAAATTATGTCAAGAGTTTGCGGAAATTAATAGAAGAGCCATTCAGAGCATTATTTGTTACTATATGGGGTGGGAAGTTACAAAAGAAACTGAACGATTTCAAACGATTCACAACTACATTGAACACGATACAAATATTGTCCGTAAAGGTGCTATTTCTGCAAAAATGGGGGAAAAGGTACTGATACCAATAAACATGCGTGACGGTTGCATTTTGGGAATTGGCAAGGGAAATGAAGATTGGAATTATTCAGCGCCGCATGGAGCAGGGCGAACAATGAGCAGAACAAAGGCAAAAGAAAGCATTTTGCTAGAAGAGTATCAAAAAGCAATGGACGGAATATTTACAACATCTGTAAATACATCTACGATTGATGAAAGCCCTATGGCATATAAAACAATGGATGAAATAATTGGAAATATAAAAGATACCGTTGAAATAGTTGACATTATAAAACCGATTTACAATTTCAAAGCAAACGAATAAAAACAATTACCGGTTACAGATTGATTGTAGTCGCTACCCTAAAACAGTTATAGGCAGAGGTCTATAAGCACCTTTGCTTTTTAAAAGTGGAGGTGCTTTTCTTATGGCTAGTCAGAGCCTTATTTCCACAGTAAACGGATATGAAAACTACATAAAGGATAAAGGAATAGACGAGCAAGTAATTAATGCCTATGTAGACGCTTGCAGTGTAGCCATAAACGGCGAGAAAGACATTGAATATGGACTACAGCTTACTAAGAGGGCAAAAGAGCTTATAGAGGGCTTCTGCACGGCTAAAACAGGTGGTACGATTTGGGATTTGGAAAAATACGCATTCGACCACAAGACTACATATGAGCTGATAAACAAAAAATATGAGGTTTTGTTACTTGAAGCCCAAAACAAAATAGTTGACAGCTATTTTCAGTACATAGAGAAAAAGCGTGAGCCTAAAGACCGATTTTATATGCCACGTAGGAAACAATTAATCAAAATCGGACTTGTGGACGCATTGCAAGGCATGATTGATGATAAATACGACATATTGTGCGTGAGTCTAGTGCCTGGAGCTGGAAAGAGTACGATTGAGAAATTTTTTCATTCGGCAGTTGCCGGTTGGTTTCCAAAAGACTACAGCCTATTTTATTCACACAGTGGTGACATTACACGAATGTACTACGATGGAGTATACGACATTGTTACCAATGATGATGATTATGCATGGCATGACATTTTCCCTAAACTATCAGTTACAAGCACGAATGCCAAAATGGAGCAATTCAATATTGGCAAATACAAACCTTTTCCGTCAGTACAATGTACTTCTGTAGGAAGTAAGAATGCCGGAAAAGTCCGCGCAAGTAAATTTTTGCTAGTTGATGATATGATAGGTGGAATTGAGGAAGCCTTAAATCCTACAATACTTGATAAGTTGTGGGATAAATACGCAGTAGACGCAAGACAACGTAAGACACAAGACACAGACGGAAAGCCGTGCAAAGAGATACATATTGCCACTCGTTGGAGCGTACATGATGTTATCGGACGCATTCAAAACATGTATGTCGGAAATCCAAGAGTCAAAACAATATCAGTGCCCGATGTAGACCCTGTGACAGGGGAAAGCAATTTTGATTATGAGTATGGCGGTTTTACGAAAGAGTTTTTTGCCGACCAACAATTACTCATGGACGAAATCTCTTACCGATGTTTGTATAAACAGGAGCCTATCGAGCGTGAGGGGCTATTGTTTCCTGACGATAAAATCCGCAGATATTTCAATTTGCCACATGGCGAACCGGAAATCATAACAGCTCAATGCGATACAAAAGGAAAAGGCACAGACTATTTTGTTATGCCAATACTGCAAAAATATGGCGAGGACTATTACTGCATTGATTGTGTGTGCGATAATACGGCAGACTATGAAATGCAGTATGAAAATGCGTCAAACACATTAGTCAATAATCAGGTACAGGAATGCGAGTTTGAGCGTAATGCTGGTGGTGACAGAGTGGCTATGGAAGTTAATAAGCGAGTTGAAAATAAAGGGTGGATATGCAACATCACTGATGTACCGACAGAGACAAATAAGGAAGCACGTATTTTTCAGTGTTCTAACTGGATTTTACAACATATTATTTTCAAAGACCAATCACTTTATAAGCCTAATGAGCCTTATGGAGTAATGGTATCACTGCTGAAACGATATTCAGTAACAGGCAAAAAACAGCTTGATGATGTTCCTGATGTTTTTTCAAACTTTGCCTTAAGAATGACACAAGGCAGTAGAATAGCAAAGGTTGAAGCAGTACACAATCCGTTCAGAGGAGGGCTTTATTAATGACAAAGGAAGTTTTATCACAGTATTCAGATTTGCAAGAGGAAATCAAAGAGGTCAGAAAGAAAATTGCTAAATTGCAAGACGACCTTGAAAAGATAGAAAGCGGAGAAAGCGTGATTGATACTGTGTCGGGCGGTATGGGCGGCACACAGCACTTCAAAATCGAGGGTGTACCTTATCCTGAATACGGACGCAAGCGTACACTACTTTATTCAAGAATGACTACGTTACAGCTTTTACAAGATGATTTGCTTGAAAAGACAAACGATGTAGAGGAATTTATAGCAAGCCTTGATGATAGCAGAATGAGAAGAATAATTAATTTTAGATTTTTGGAAAATAAATCATGGCTACAGACAGCATATGCGCTTGGCGGTAAAGCCACGGCAGATAGCGTAAGAATGGAGTTTGAAAGATTTTTTAAGAAAATGTAAGTTTGTTCGTTCGGTTCGCTTAGAATGTGATAATGTGTAAGATGAAAAAAATGTAATTCGTTCATTGCGAAAATCTCTTTTAGAAATGGTACTCACAGATTGTGGGTGCTATTTTTAGTGAAACGAGGACAACATGAATAATCAGAATATTGTACCAACAGGAAAACGAAGTGTAATGTGCCCTCGTTGCGGAAAGCTATTAACGTGGGTGAATAAAAGCGACAAGAAACACCACAAAGTGATGTGTACGCACTGCCGTAAATGGATATGGTTTTGGGATGGCACACAAGAATTCCAGATAAAAGAGGTTCCACAGAGAACTTCTGCAAGTGGCATGAGGTTTTATTGATGTATAGATATGCTCATAAAAATGTAAGACCTTTTTCAGCCGTCTGCCAAAATAATTACGGCAGACAAGTTATTTTTACACGTAAAAGGCAAATCACAAAAAACAACATAATCGAAGAACTGAATAAAGCACTTGTGATTCACGAACAAAACGCTATTGAGATTGAGTATCTTGACAGATACTATCGTGGCGACCAACCGATTTTGTATCGACAGAAAGTGAACCGCCCGGAAATCAATAACAAGATTGCTGTAAATCTTGCGTATGAGCTTGTTGAACGCAAAACCGCAGAGATGTGTGCAGAACCAATCCAATATGTGCTACGTGGCACCGATAACCATAAGTCGGAAGAAATCACACAGCTTAACATTACAATGGATTCAGAGAGCAAACAAGAGTGCGACATAGACATACATCGTTGGAGAAGCATATGTGGTACCGGCTACAGATTCATCGGCAATGATGACGGACAAGGACAGTTGCTTGATGAAAGCGATTTTTACTTATCGTCTGAAAATCCAATGTATACGTTTGTAGCATACTACTCAAACGGACGTCCGGCATTCTCTTGCCAAATCGGAGAGGACGAGAACGGAGCAAATATTTATTATGTGTTCACCGATAATGAGTGGTTTGATATTCGCAACGACAAGATTTATGCAAGCGGGACAAACGGCAACAGAGCAATTCCGGTGATTGAATATCCAAACAATGCAAGACGATTATCTGATATTGAAATGACTATTGCAATTACAGACGCTATCAACGTGCTTACATCGGACAGAATTAATGGAGTTGAGCAGTTTGTGTCTGCATGGGTGAAATTTGTTAATTGCGAGATTGATATAGATACATTCAGAAAAATGCGACAAGAGGGAGCATTGGTAGTTAAATCTAACAATGGTTCTGATAATAAAGCTGATGTTGATGTAATGACGAGCGAACTTAATCAGACAGAGGGGCAAGTGGTATTCACTGACCTTTTTGAAAGATTTTTAAGTATTCAAGGCCTTGCAAATCGTCAGGGCAACACAGGCGGTGACACCGGTTCTGCCGTAGAATTGAGAAACGGACATTACGATGCCGGACTTAGGACGGCTATTAATGAGCCTATCCTCAAGAAATCAGAAAGAATGGCACTTAGGCTTATTCTTAACAGGCTGAGAATTAATAAGGGCTTTACGCTTATGCCTAGTGATGTTGAAATACACATTAATCATAATAAGCTAGATAACATGCTTGTTAAGGCAGAGGTGCTTGAAATATTACTTAGGTGCGGCATCAATTACAAGAGGGCTGTTAAGACAATTGACATGTTTAGCGACCCTGAGCAAGTTACTCTTGAAAGTGCTAAGCGCATGGAAATGTTATTCCCGGAAGAACAGCCGACAACAGCTACACCTAACAATAATAACGATGATAAGAACAATGGAAAGACAGCCGATGAATAATTGGCTGTCAATTTATTTTGGAGCTTGATATGGCAGACGAAATCCACGCACTTAACAAAAATGAAATACAAGACATAGATTATGACACATATTTTGGTGAGATGGATTTATCTGACGAGGAAAAGGAAGATAGAAAAAAACTTGCTGAAAAGTTTGAAAAAATCTTTGTTATGCTATTTACCTTGTTATCCGGCAAGGAAGAAACCGAAATAACAACTATCACTAAAGAATTTATCATCAGATATGAGAGCATTGCCACACAGTACTGTAAAGCAAAGAAAACCCCCTCATATATTACGGATTATGCCCGGTACATTGTGAATGAGGTAGTTGACGCTACCGAACAAAATGTTAAAGTAGAGTATTTTACTTCACAGAAGCGAGCAAAAAATGTAGCTGCGAATGAAGCTAATGCAGTCGGCAATTACAGATTGCAAACTGAAATGGTGAAACAGGGCTACAAAACAAAAGAATGGCGCTCAAAAGAAGATTCACATGTCAGACCCACACATGCGAATGTTGACAAAAAGAGAATTAATATTTTTGAGCCGTTTGAAGTTGGAAATTCGTTGATGATGTTTCCAAAAGACCATTCGCTAGGCGCAGAGGTAAAAGAAATAGCAGGGTGTAGATGCAGTCTTAAATATTACAAATAATGAGCAACTTGTAAGGAAACTTATAGGTTGCTTTTTATTATACAAAAAATTTGCAGTTGTGCGTTAAACAACAGAAAAACTCGGCGGGAGCGACCCGCGATAACAAAAGCGTGAGTTACGGAGGTAATTGAAATGACAAGAAATGATGTTTTGAAGCTTTTTCCGGACGCAACGGATGAGCAGATAACAAATCTGCTTAACAAGAGCGGTGAGGAAACGGCAAGAGAGAAAGAGAAAGCCAATCAGTATAAGGCTAAAGCCGACAAAGCTGACGAGCTACAGACACAGCTTGACGAGCTACAGAATGGCAACATGACGGAGCTTGAAAAGGCAAATAAAGCCTTAGAGACAGCCAATCAGCAGATTGCCAAGCTACAGAAAGATAATGTTGTCAGAGATTTACGAGAGAGTGCAATGTCTGATTTTGGCATTACTGCCGAACAAGCAAAGACAGTAGTAAAAGAGGACGGCTCTTTTGATACGGCGGTTCTTGGAAAAATTATGTCCGACAAAGAAGCCAATGCGATAGCGGAGTATGAGAAAAACGCACTCAAAGGTACTCCTAATCCAAACAATGGCGGTAACAATAACGATGGTGATACAGGAAATAAGACAAATGCTGAAAAGATAGCAGAAAGCCTTATATCTGATGCACCTAAAAGCAACAACATTTTATCACATTACATTCAGTAATAACAGGAGGTAAAAAATGGCAAAGGAAATGAATATGCAGTATGAAAAGACTTCATATGCGGGAGACGTACAGATTCTCAAAAGAGAGCCTAATGAGGCAATTCCTTTAACACTTGATTTTTCTGCGGTCACAGATAAAGACGCAAACGGAAAGAAAATTGTTAAAGCCGGTACACCAATTGGAAAGACAGGAGTTGTAGACAAAACAGCAACTACAATCGGCATTTTGAGATTTGATGTAACAGAGGACAGACCACAGGGAGTACTGCTTAAGAAAGCATATCTTAACACAAAGGTAGCAGAAGCACACTCAGGCGTTACATATGACGAAACAGTTAAGACAGCTCTTCCAATGATTGTATTTGAATAATAACAGGAGGTAAACAGATGTTAATTAATGAAGTATTAGACAGTAAGTCTATCGCATTATCAGCAACAGAAAACGCTAGTAATCAGATACCTTATCTCGGTTTGCAGTGGTTTCCAGAAAGAAAGAAACAGGGGCTTGATTTAAGCTGGATTAAGACACATAAAGGGCTTCCAGTATCACTTGCACCATCCAACTTTGACACAATCCCGACAATTAGAGCTAGAGAGGGATTAAGCAAGGAAAAAACACAGATGGCATTTTTCCGTGAGGGAATGACAGTCGGTGAAGAGGAAATGCTTGAAATCGAGCGTATTCAATCAGAAGATGACCCTTACCTTGCAAGTGCTTTATCAAGCGTATATGACGATACTAACAACCTTGTAAGCGGTGCCGAAGTTGTACCCGAGCGTATGAGAATGTCGCTTCTTGCCACAAGTGCGGGTCACCCAGTAATTGCCATTGTGAGCGATGGTGTTCAGTACGCTTATGATTACGATAAAGATAGCTCATATGCAAAAGACCATTATGCAAAGTTATCCGGCACAAGTATGTGGAGCGATACAGCTAATTCAAAGCCACTTACAGACCTTAACAATGCAAGAAAGAAGTT